GCAAATTAGTGCGCCTGACTTTGGCACGGGCCTATTTGCTACCCGCGACCGCAAGCGGCTTTGGTTCTCATGTACCATCGGCGCGTTTGTTGGTCTTGTCGTCATTCTCTTTCAATGGACGGATTAAATGGAAGACCTTAAGACTTTCCTAGCTTCGGTGGATTGGTCCCCGATTACAGAACTTCTTCGTCAGCTAATCAATGCGGTCGTTGTCATTGTGGCTGGCTATATGGCGCAGCAATTCTTGAAGCTGAAGACCAATAGCAATCTTCAGGAAGCGGCGGGGCGCGTTGTCGATAGTGTCACGGTTCAAACCGGTATCACTGTCGGGGAAGCCTTGATTGATCCTGCGAAGCGTTCGGTTTTGTTGGAAAAGGTTCTAGACAAATCGGGTTCGTTCGCAGACGGCTTCGAAAAGTCCTTTAAGCGACTTGGTGCAGATCAGCCTAGCGAAGCCGCAAAGGTCTTGGAAAAGGCTTTTGGCGCCAAGCTTAACGAAGCTTCGAAGCCGGGTGCGTCCAATGTGGTTCCTTGACCTACTGGCGGGGCTGTTCGGGAAGACCGCGACACCCCGCCCCGCGCCACAGCCTAGCCCGCTGGCGCCTTCCGCCCCTGTGGGCAGTACCCCAACACCGGCCAGCCCCGTAGCCGCCCCTGCGCCCGTCCTGGCCCCTGGCCCGCTGCCGTGGATCGTCGGTTCTGTCCCGCTGCTGGCGGCGACGATCACGGGCAAGTTCGAAAGCTTCCGGTCCCATCCTTACGACGATAACGGGGACAAACCGGACGGAACTTGGACGATTGGCTACGGCTCTATTCGCGATGCAGCCGGGAACCCGGTAACGTCTAAGACGCCGCCGATTACCGAAGCTGAAGCCGTTGCCCTTAAACAGCGTGATATGCAATCCGCTGCGCGGCATCTGGCGAAGACGGTAAATGTTCCGCTGACGAACGCACAAGCCGCCGTTTTGATTTCCTTTATTTACAATCTTGGTGAAGCGGCCTTTACGGGTTCCACACTTCGCAAGCTTGTTAATTCGGGCGGATCGAATAAAGCGATTGGTGAAACGCTAAAGCAATGGCGTAACCAAAAAGAAAACGGTGTTCTTGTTCCGAAGCTGGGCCTTGTTCGGCGCCGTCATGCAGAATGGGCCGTGTACTGCGGTCAAACCTTCGCGCAAGCGTATGGCTATGCTTGGGCGAAGATCAATAAACTTGACGATTGGCCGCCGTTGAACGTCTAAAAAGGTCGTCCCCCTGGCCGGTCGTTGCAGAACAAGGCCAGGGGGACGATGCAAGGTCCGCATGTGGCGTGCGACCCGCTGGAACCTCTCAAACGCTGGCACCGCAGGAAAGACGGTCGCGGAGTTGGTTCGATCCGACAGATAACCGGTTCCGCAGTTTCCCGCAATCCCCTTTTTATTCGCAGTTGCGTTTTTTCCCATATCCTTTAGTTATTCAGTATGACCGATCAAATTGATATCCCCGAACTGAAGGCGCGTTTTGCTGCTGACTTGCTCCGGTCCAAAGACCCGGACGGGGAAGCTTTTTTGATCGCGTCCAAACTTGTTCTCGGCAACAATAATCTTGCCGTTGAAATGTCGCGCGACTGGACTAAAGACCCTGAAGTTTTACGTATTCAAAACGAATTAATTGCAGAACACGGCATTGAAAGTTTTATGCCGTCGAAGCTAGATGTAATGCGTAAACTTTGGCAGTTGTCCGAAGGCAATTACGTTGAAGCACGCGATAAAATCAGCGCGCTTAATGCTTATTCGGAAATTGCTGGATACAAGCCCCCGAAGGGTGCAAGTGTCATTAATAACAACAGTAATTCTGTAACGCCAACAACCAATGTGGTTGCTAATAAAGTGATGTTGGTTGCGGCTTCGGAAACGGATGCTGACTGGTTTAAGCGTGCTGAGAAACAGCAAGATGATTTAATGAAGGCTGGCGAAGATGCAAATTAGGGGGATCGGGGATAACGGCGGTCCCCCGCTTGAAATCGTATGGGCGCCAATTCCGGGAAGTTCTCAGGAAATAGCACTAGACACCCGATGCGATGAAACGCTGTATCACGGCGCGCGGGGGCCAGGAAAGACCGACACTCAGCTAATGCGATTTAGGCGCCGTGTCGGACAAGGATACGGGCCGTTTTGGCGTGGCGTGATCTTTGATCGCGAATACAAGAACCTTGATGACTTGGTGACGAAATCGAAGCGTTGGTTTAATGCGTTCGATGATGGCGCACGTTGGATTTCGTCCAAAGACGCTTATAAATGGGTTTGGCCTACCGGTGAAGAACTTATGTTCCGAACTGCAAAGTCAATTGACCATTACTGGAATTACCACGGGCAGGAATTTCCTTTTATCGGTTGGAACGAATTAACTAAATATCCGACTGGCGAACTTTATGAAATGATGAAGTCAACCAACCGTAGTTCTTACACTCCGGAGAAAGACGGTTGGGTTGGTGGCAGGAAGCCCGAAGGTGGTGGCCCCCCTGTGGGCAATGACGGACAAATTCCGCCTAAAATTCCGTTGGAAATCTTCAGTACAACGAACCCTTATGGTTCTGGTCATGTATGGGTTAAAAGTCAGTTTATTGATCCTGCGCCGAACGGTCGTCCAGTATTTACTGAAACCGAAATTAACGACCCGAAGACTAAGGAAAAGATGACGGTTCGAAAGAGCCAGATTGCAATCTTCGGAAGCTATATTGAAAACATTTATCTTTCGCCTGAATACGTAGCTGGATTGGAAAAGACCGCCGATCCGATGTTGCGCGAAGCTTGGCTAAAGGGTTCGTGGGATATTCAAGTTGGTGGCGCATTGTCCGATGTGTTTAATCGAGCGAAGCACGTTCCACCGCGATTTGTACCGCCCATTAACTGGCGAATTGATAGGGCTATGGATTGGGGTTCAACGCATCCGTTCTCGGTTGGTTGGTTTGCTGAAGCTAACGGCGAAGAATGTATTCTTCCTGACGGCACAAGTTGGGCGCCCCCGCCGAAGTCTTTGTTTCAGATTTCCGAACTGTACGGAACAGAAAAACTTGGAACTAATAAAGGTGTTAAATGGGGTTCCAAGCGAGTTGCTAGGGAAATCATAGCGCACGAACAAATGTTAATGTCTAACGGTTGGATATTAAGTCAACCTGCGCGCGGACCTTGCGACAATCAAATTCGAAATGTCACCGATGATGACACGATGACGATTGAACAAGGTATGGCGGCTGAAGGCATTAAATGGGAACCTTCGGATAAATCAAAGGGAAGCCGGAAGATCGGACTTCAGTTGATGCGCGACCGTCTGCAAGATGCTAAGGACGGGGAAGGGCCGGGCTTGTGGATTTTTCCTAACTGTGTAGCGTCCCTGGCTATTCTTCCCGTCATCCCGCGTGACGATGATGATCCGGACGATGTGGACACAACGGCGGAAGATCACCCTTACGACATGGTACGTTATCGCGTACTGGCTAATAAAAAGCATTACGCAACGCAATTGAATACTTCTTTCGCAAGGTGATAAAATGCCTAATGTTGATTATATTAAGCCGGAACTGACTGAAGCTAAAAAGGCATATCAGATTATTGAAGATTGCCTTGATGGTGAAATGGCAGTTAAGAAGCGGGCTGACACTTATCTTCCGCGACCGAATGCCGCTGATACTTCGGAAGAAAATAAAAAGCGGTACGAAGCTTATATTTGTCGCGCCGTGTTTTCCAATTATTCCCGTCGAACGCTTTCCGCGTTGGTCGGACAAATCTTCATGCGCGAACCTGTTTTGACCATCCCGCCGAAGCTTGATCCGATCAGCACGGACGCCAGCGGAACCGGAATGTCGCTTGACCAATCGGCAAAGCGCGCTTGCTTCCAAGTGATTGGAATTGGGCGCCTCGGCATTATGGTTGACTATCCGAAAACGCCGAATGGTACGACTAAAGCCGATCTTAACACCGGTCTTGTTCGTCCTTCAATTGTGACTTATCGCGCCCAACATATCATTAACTGGCGCACGATGGTTCGTAAATCGAAGACTATTCTTCAGATGGTTGTGATTTGGGAAAACTATAACGCTTCAGACGATATGTTTGAAGAAGAATTCAAAGACCAATACCGGGTTCTTCGTATTGGAAAGGATGGCTTTTGCCTAATTGAAGTTTATCGTCAAACGACAACCGGTTGGGAAGTTCACGAAACTTCTTATCCGAGTTTCGCAGACGGAAGCCGATTGGACGAACTGCCGTTTCAGTTTGTCGGATCGGAAACAAACGACGCCAGCATTGATCCGCCGCCGATGTTGGATATTGCGGTGTTGAATGTCGGTCATTATCGCAATTCGGCAGATTACGAAGAAGCTTGCTTTATTTGCGGACAAGCTACGCCCGTTCTTACTGGCATTACTTTTGAATGGAACCGCGACGTTCTGAAGGACCGCGTAGAATTCGGCTCGCGTGCTGCCATCCCGCTTCCTGTTGGCGGCGATGCAAAGCTGTTGCAAGCCGAACAGAATTCTATGCCGTTCGAAGCTATGGAACACAAAGAACGTCAGATGGTGGCGCTTGGCGCGAGGCTTGTTCAAAACCAAAAGACGCAGCGCACAGCGACGGAAACCGATGCCGAAACCGCCGCAGAAAGTTCCATCGTTTCGACTTCGGCGCGTAACGTGTCGCTGGCCTATACATGGGCTTTGAAGCTGTGTGCTAAGTTCGTTGGTGTTCCCGATACCGATATTGAATACAAGCTTTCTAGCGAATACGACCTTACGCGGCTTACTCCGGAAGAACTGGCACAGTTTATTTCGCTGTACACCGCAGAGTTGATGACATTCGAAGAAGTCCGCGATTTGCTGTTGAAGGCCGGTCTTGCAACTCAAACGGTTGAAGAAGCCGTTACAAGCGTTAAGAATATGCGTACCAAGCTTCCGCCAATTGAGATTGAAACGGAAACTCAGATTAACAAGAACACGGCACCTAAGAATGGCGAATGAAACTTTAGTTTTTGATACCATGCTGAAGCATCAAGTTAAACTTGAACGCTTCAAGCTTTGGTTGATAAACAGCTTTCATTCTGAATTGGACAAGCTTCGCACCGTTATTCGGGGCGAAGTCTTGGACTATGATCTTGAACGTTTGACACCCGCACAATTCAAGCGGCTGCGTCAACGTGTAATGATCGCAATGGAAAACCACGCCAAACTTACGAAGAAAGAACTTCTTCGCATATTGGCTGAGTTTATCGAAATTGAACACGGTTCCCTTGTGCGAACTTGGGAAACCGTGTCGATTACGCTTGCTGAAGATGAAGACGAAGCGGGCGCGGTTCTGGTCGGTCTAATGCCCACGGGGGCGGAACTGTCTGCATCGCTGCGGGACGAACCGGTTCCAGCCTTGGGCGAAAGTTATTCCGTTCTCATTGATGCCTTCTTCATTGGCGCTGCGTCCCGAATTTATACCACAATGGGACAGGCGTACTTGACGAAGCAAAGCACGCGAAATCTGTTGGAAACGATCAACGGACAAGCTGGCGGAACTGGCAAGCGTACAGGAACCGTCGAAACCATTAAGCGCCAAATGACGGCGCTTTTGGATACGGTAGTGCAGTTCATCGGGGTACGCGCAAACCAAGCTGTGCAGCGCGCTACACGGCTTCCGTGGCTTCCCACTGACAATCTAGGGGACGATCCCGAAAACCGCCCTACGCCGCCCCCTGGCTCAAATTCGGGCCAGGGGAACAGGGGTAGTCGTACCGCCCCTGTGGGCAGTAGGGCATATATCTGGATTTCGGTTCTGGATGGACGAACGACGCTTTATTGCCGAAACCAAAACGGAAGGATTTATATTTACGGGATCGGGCCTATTCCCCCGGCGCACGCGCATTGCCGTTCAACAATCATGCCTTACATTTTTGGTCAAACGACTAGACTTGTGACCGCATCTGAAATAGACGTTAGCCGTCCCCTAAGTCTTGCCGATTACGGCAACACGAACTAGCAGGAAAATGAAAATGGCTTTGAAGCGCATTATTGATAAGCTGGAAGACGTCGAAGAAAAGTTCCGCGATCTTTACGTTGCGAAAGACAGGAAGTTTGTTCTTGACGCCGAACCCGAAGACGTTTCCGGACTGAAGAACGCCCTTGATGCCGAAAAGGAAGAACGGCGCAGGATCAAGGAAGAACGCGATGCACTGAAGGCGGAAAAGGATTCCGCCGCAGCCGAACAACAGCGTTTGCGCGATGAAGCCGCGCGCAGTTCTGGCAACGTCAAGGACTTGGAAGAAAGCTGGAAGACCAAGCTTAAGGACGCTGAAGAAAAGTTTAAGCTGAAGGTGAAGAACCTTGTTGGTGTGATTACCAACAGCATGGTTGGTGGAATTGCTGGCGTAATGGCAACCGAAATCAGCACGGCACCCAAGTTGATGGAAAAGGAAGTTCGTTCGCGTCTTACTGTGGAGTTTGACGAAAACGATGTTCCGACCCTGCGTGTTCTGGACCCGGCTGGAAAGGTTTCCGCCATGACTGTTGACGAACTGAAGAAAGAATTCGTTGACAGCCCCGATTATTCCGCCATTATCATTGGCAGTCGTGCAACCGGTGGCGGGTCCAACGGTACAGCACCGCCCGGCGGGTCCGGGTCCAAGTGGGCGGAAATGGACGAAGTTGCACGCACTAAGCTGTTCAACGAAAATCCAGCCGAATTCGCCCGGCTTTCCCAATCGAATACACCCCAATATTAATTAGGCCCGAAAATGCCCGTTACCCGCATTGCTGACGTTTTCGTTCGTCAGGTTTATGACAGTCTTGCTGTAATTCCGGACCCGCGTAAGCTGGCCCTGCTGAATTCCGGCGTGGTCGTGTCCAACCCGGCGCTTCTTTCCGCTTTTGCTAACGGCGGCAAGTTCATTACCTTCCCGCGTTGGAAGCCGCTTGACGTTAACCTTGCGCCGAACATGTCGGATGATGATCCGGCGCGTATGGCTGTGCCGAACAAGGTTTCGATGACCTCGTTTCAGGCCCGCAAGGCTTGGTTGAACCAAGGCTTCAGTGAAGCCGATCTAGTTGCGGAACTGGCCGGGGCTTCCCCGATGCAGCACGTTCGCAATTCGTTTGGCCGCTATTGGGACAACCAGTGGCAACTGCGTCTTATCGCTACCTGCATGGGTTTGCTGGCCGAGAACAAGGCCAACGGCAATTCCGACATGGTTATTGATAAGTCGGCGGGTAGTGCTGCGGGCGTTGGTGCGGCGAACCGCTTCACGCAAGACGCTTTCATTGATGCGATGTTCACCCTTGGCGATGCCTTCGGGGAACTTGGCGCTATTGCCGTCCATTCGATGATCTTCCGGACGATGGTTAAGCAAAACCAAATCGTCTATATTAAGCCGTCCGAAGGTTCGGCATCCATTCCCACTTACATGGGCGCGGTTGTCGTTGTTGATGACGGTATGCCTGTGACCGGTGATGCGACTGCCGGTTATAAGTACGTTTCGATTATGTTTGGTCGGGGCGCTATTGGTTCGGCTACCGGCACGCATGGCGTTCCGTCCGAACTGGAACGTTCGGTTCGTGCTGCGAACGGTGGCGGCGTGACTTCGCTGTGGGAGCGCAAGACCATGGCAATTCATCCGTTCGGCTATAACTGGAACGATGCGGATATTACCGACCGCGCCGACAGCACGCCGGGCTTTACGGGTGACGAACTGTCCCCGACCGCGCAGGATTTGGCCAAGGCTGCGAACTGGACCCGCGTTTATCCGCGTAAGTCTGTCCCGCTGGCCTTCCTTGTCACCAACGCCTAATTAATTAAGTCCCGGTGTTAAAACCGGGACTTTTTTGAAAGTCGGTTAAATGTTCCAAAATCCTTCCATTCAAGAACTACTGCACGAAGCCCGCGCGACGGACAACCGGCTTACCGCCGAAGCCGCCGAGAACCTAGCCGCTATGGCGCTGGTACAGGCTTCCCGCCGCGTGGCAGACAGCACTAGCCAGGAAGCCGCCCTTACCGAAGATCAGGAACGGGCGAAGGCTGCGGGCGATGCCGAACGCAAGGCGCAGGAAAAGGCAGATCGCGCCCGCGCTGCCGAAATTCGCCAAGCGCAAAATGATCCGGCTGCGAAGGCCGAAAAGGATCAAGCTAAGGCTGGCGGTCCCGCAACCAACGATCAAACCGGTTGGCGTCCGGGCGCCTGACGATGAACGCCGAAGCATATCTTAAGTTCTTTTATCCGTTCCTATTCGTATCGACGGACAACCGTTATATTGATGCAGAACAGATTGCAATTGCGCTTAATCTTGCTTCGGCGCATTCGCCTTTGTGTCTCAATGACGACGAAAAGGCGCAAGCCGAAGCACATTACGCCGCTTATATTCTTGGAACCATCGTCAAGAATAAACTAAGTGGTGGCGGGTCCGAAGTTGTTGATTTGCCCACAGGGGCGGTGAAGGCGATTAAGGATGGCGATAGCGAGTGGCAGTATTACCAAGCCACAACGGGCGAACAAGCGAACGCGGATTTCTCAGGGGGTTTGAGTACAGCTTATGATAAGTACGAAGAACTTGCAAAGAAATGCGGGGTTCGACTTCGAACCGTCCGGGTATGATTAGAGGAAAAGTTACAACCCGCGTGAAAGATCGCGGGTTTAATTTTATGCGGAAGAAGTTAGGAAGACTTGATGGACAGGGCTTCGATGTTGGCTATTGGGGTGAAGATAAGTATCCGCCCCGCCCCGGCGATAAACCGGACGCGAAAGTTTTAACAACGGTTGACACCGCAGCGATGGCGGAATTTGGAACGGACACTTCACCAAGACGACCGTTCCAGCGCGAAACTTTCCGCCGTAGCTTCGTCAATCTTAATCAAGCTATTCGCGTTCTTTATAATCGAATGCTGGCCGATCCTGCGTACAGCGAAGACATGCTTCTTCGCAAACTTGGTCGGAACTACCGCATAGAAATGCAAAAGACGATTGCCGATGCAAAGTCTTGGGCCGCGCCAAATGCGCCAGCTACGGTGAAGAAGAAAGGTCACAACAGCCCATTGCTTGAACGCTATCGAATGATTGCCCGTATTAAAATGCGGATTGGACGGAGAATAGACCGGTGAAGCATCCCGGACGAAAGCCAACGCAGGGCTATAGAAGCGTAGGCGGAAGGTACGAAGGCCCCCTGTGGGTAAAAGGTCAAGAAACTTCGTTTACTTTTGACGCTAACGTTCAACCGCTTGGACCAAAAGAACTTGAAGAAGCCAGGGTTCAAACTGGCGGTAAGGCTGTAAAAGGCTTTATCAAGATTTATACAACCGATCTTCTAGAAATAAACAACGATATAATTATTCATCTTGGCGAAAGATATGTTGTTATGGGTCGCGGAAGCTACCATTCAACAAATTCCGTCGCTTCGCATAATAAATATATTGCTGCGCTAGAAATCGAACACGCGGAAGACAGCGGCAATGTCTGAAGTAATTGGCGTTCCCATCATTGAACTTTGCGGTCTTTTCGAAAAAGCCGCAGGGGGTAAGTGGAAAGTCATTATCGCGAACCAAGACGGACCAATTCCCTCAAAGCCATATATTACTGTTCGAAACACTGAAAGTTCTGCCGCACATCATTTCGAACAAAGAAGTTTAAGCGATGTTGGAATTGGCGAGTTCAACGCGCCAGCAAAACAGATGCTTGAACTTGAAAGCTATGGACCCGGCGCGAAAGCTACGCTAGACCGGATCACGGCAAAGCTACGCTTGCCAAGTTTCAGCGATGAATTAAGTTCGTTGAATATTTCATTTGCCGGGCCGCTTACTTCAACTGATCTTTCAAGATTGTTGATGGATAGCCAAACGGAAGAACGGGCAATGGCTGAACTTAGTTTCAACTTCACTCAACAACTATCCGATGAAGTTGGATTGATTGACACCATTGTTGTTCGCGCGCAGTTTGAATATTAATCCCGAAAAGGAATATTGGGATGCTTATTGATCGTATCATTGAAGTTCAAATTGCGCTTCGTACCCGCGCAATTCAACAGCTTTCGTTTTCCGATTTCTTGCTGGTTAGCAAGCTTCCGGGGATGGCCGTTCGCAACGCCGCGATTACTTCGGCGGATGATCTTCTAGACGACGAAGCGACGTTTGGCACGGTTAGCCCTACTTCCAGCGTCTATCTTGCCGCCCAAAAGGCGTTCGGTCAAATTCCGACACTTAGCCGGATTTACGTTGGCCGCCGCGACGGTAGCGAGGAACCCGCAGTTACGATGCAAGCCGTTAACGCGCATAACAGCACGTTTTATGGCTTCAGCGACGTTGACCATAGCGGCGGGGCCGATGCCGTAAAGTTTGCGGCTTGGGCCAATGCGAATACGAAGTTCTTCACTACCACGACTTCCGAAGCTGACAGCCTGACGACCGCCAGCACGGGAACCATTGCGCTTCTTTCCGCTGGTAACTTTGATCGTGCGGCGGCTTGGTATTCTGCTGACGCACAACAGTTCGTTGATGTTGCGCTTATGTGCAAGCAATTCACGAACCTGCCGGGCGCGGACAGCTACGCTAATCAGACGCTTTCCGGCATTGCTTCCAGCAAGCTTACTGAAAGCCAGTTTGAAAACTTGGTTGCCAAGAACGGCAACAGTTACGAACCCGCCCGCAATCTTGACCTTACGCAGAACGGGCGTTGTGCTTCGGGCGAATGGATTGATATCATTCGCGGTCGTGACTGGCTTGTGGAGGAAATGCGTACCAACGTTCTTAACAAGTTCGTTGATAAGAAGATTCCGTTTACCGATGACGGGATTATGCTTGTCGAACAGGGTATGCGCGAAACGCTGGACCTTGCCGTTCGTCGCGGCTTCCTTGCTCCGGAAGAACTGTCTTCCGATGGCAAGTACATGGTTCCCTCTTACACGATTTCAGTTCCGCGTTCTTCGCAGATTTCGAAATCCGACAAGGCCGCGCGTATTCTTCGTGATATGAAGTTTATCGCTCGCGTTGCTGGCGCCATCCACAACGTTAAGATTGCTGGCGAACTGACTTATGACGAACTGGCTAACGCTGAGTTGGTCCGCGTCTAATTGGCCCCTGTGGGCATAAGGAACTAAACAAATGGCAGTTAAGACTTACGACCCTAAGTCCATTCGGGCTATTATTGCGGGCTTTGTGGCGGGAGGCTATGCCGAAGATAGCTTTCTGAAGATCGGTCAAGTTTCCGATGGCGTTTCGGTTAAGTCCGGTGCTGACAGCGAAATTGCGCGTTCCATGAATACGAACCGCATCCACACTGTCACCTTTACGCTAATGGCGACTTCGGTTTCTAACGATGCGTTTACGGGGCTTTTCAACCTTGACCGTCTTACGCCGGGCGGTTTGCTGTTCCCCATCTTGATTAAAGACTTGATGGGTAATACAACGTTCGCGGCTTCCGAATGCTGGATTACCAAGCTTCCTGATGTGGAGTTTGGTGCCGAAGTTGGCGATCGGGAATGGGTCTTTAACACGGGCGAACCTACCGTTTACATGGTTGGCGGCTCGCTCTAAATTTTTTTGAAGGATCAGGCAAATGGCAAACGACGTTAATACGAAACTGTTCATGGTTGGCGAAACTAAGTTTTGGGTTTCGCGTATGGTTCCCGAAGTTGGGTTGAAGACGTTCTTTGACCTAACTTCGGCCTATGGTCCGGAAATGCTGGACATGATGGACGTTTATGCAGTCCTTAAGTCCGGTGCGAAGGAAGAAGATAAGATCGGTGCAGCAATTCACTACGCAAAGCCAGCCCTTCAAAAGCTGGTTGCGAAGTTGAATGGCGATCAGGTTACGGCGCTTAAGAAGGTGCTATTCTCTGAGGAAACTATCACATTCCAACGCGGAAACGATGCTGCGCCGCAAAAGCTAAACGATGTCACCGAAGCCCAAGCGTTCCAAGATTGGGCGGAAATCGTTGAACTTTGTATTCATGTTTTCCGGTGGAATTTCACGGATTTTTTGGCGCGTTACAAAGCCCGTATTGGGTCGCTAAACGCCCTGTTGAAAACGGGGACGAAGTAAGGCGCGCAGAGAAACTAGGGAAGTTTCGCCCGGACTTTATGGGCGAATTTCTTTATATGCGTCCTTTGATGGCGGGGAAGTTCACATATACCGAACTTCGAAACGGAACAATCAATCTAACCGATTTGCTTAAAATCAATGCGCTTATGGATTTCGAAGCGGCATTGAACAAACCTGACAAGGTGTCTCAATGATTGTTCGTGAATTAATCACCCGCGCTTCATTCGAAATCGACAACGGTTCGCTTGCTAAATATGATGCGCTGCTAACCCGGTTCATTAACAAGTTTAGTAACAAGACCATAACGATTACGCCGGTTGTGCGACCGCCTACGGTCGTGCAGCCGCGCCCCGGTCCTTCCACCCCCGCGCCATCGGTCAACCCCTTCCCTGCCAATCCTGGCGGGGCTGGCGGGGGTGTCGTGCCCACGGGTATCAACGCCCTTCCGACCATGGCACAGTCTGCCCTGGCTACGGCGGCAGGCATCGGGCTTTACCGGGCGGCGAACTTCCTTGGTGGCGCTGTTACGGGTCTTGTCGAAGGCTTCATTAACGGCGCCGATAAGATGACTAACACCATGAACCAACTTACGGCTTCGACGGGTAATGCCGCTGAAGCTAATCGGGTCATGGAAAAGCTTTATGGAACGTCAACGCAAACTGGCGTTGCGCTAGAAAACAGCGCGCGAACTTATACCCGTTTTGCGATGGCAACTAAGGCCGCTGGCGGAACCAACGACCAAGCCGCCGAACTTGTGGACACCGTACAAAAGGGTTTGTTGATCTCTGGCGCAACGGCAAGCGAAACCGCTTCCGTGGTGACGCAGCTTGGACAGGCTATCGGTTCCGCAACCCTTCAAGGTGACGAACTGCGGTCGCTGTTGGAAAACGGCGGTACGCTTACCGAACTGCTGGCGAAGCATCTTGGTACGACCACGGACAAGCTGAAGAAGCTTGGTTCCGAAGGAAAGCTAACGCGCGATAAGGTCGTGAAAGCGTTGTTGGAAGCGGGGACGGAAGTTCGCGCGATGTTTGCCAATTTCGTTCCCACGCTGGAAATTAGCCGAAGCATTGCCAAAGTTCGCGCTATGCGGCTGGCCGCTGATCTAGACGGCGCGTTGGGCATTACCCGTATGTTGTCCCGTGGCGTTCTCGGTATCGGAATGCTTATGGAATACATTCGCGCAAAAGCCGTACCTTCAATCAAGTATTTCGTTGAAAGCTTCGGCGGGATTGAAAACCTCCTGTGGGCAATTGGCGCTGCGTTCGGTATCGCGTTTGGTCCTAGCATCCTCGGTCTAGTCTATTCGTTGACCGCTGGAATTCTGACGATGAACGCCGCGACTACCGGCTTCATTGCGCGGCTTTTGTTCATTCCTGCGTTGATTGCCGGTATCGTTCTTGCCATTCAAGACGTTATGACTTGGATGAAGGGCGGGGACAGTTTGGCGGGCGATTTCCTAGGCCCCTTCGAACAGTTTAAGCAAAAAATTTCTTCTATCTTCACCGGTACGAAGGAAGACGTTGAAGCGGCATTTGAACCGGGACCGCTGCGCGATTTCCTGATTTCCATAAACGAAATTAAAGGTCCGGTCACGGAACTAGGCGGGCTGTTCCTTGGCCTTCATCGCTTCATTGTCGATAACTTCAGCAATGCGAACCTGTTTGCCAACACCATTCGCGAAGTTCAAACCATCGCGGACAGCATTCGTTATCTTTTGAACTTGGCAGAACGCGCCGGTAAGTTTGTTGACGGGTACATTCCCGACTTCATGCGCCCCAACCGTAGCAGCGTCGTTCAACGCGCTCCGGATGACACAACGCCGCGTTATGGTGAACCGGGTTACGTCAGTGAAGCTGATCGGTTTATTGCGCGAATTGCTCCGTATGGTGATCGGGCGGGACAACGATATAACCCGCTTTCTGCCGCCAGCCGGGACGAAGATCGGCCTTTGCCAGATGGGATTAGGTTCGAAACTGTCCCCGAACCGCGCCCCCGTCCTGCTATTCCACAGCTTACGCCGCGCGCTTCGATCAACGGCCAGGATCGGCCCCTTGTGCCTTCGGCTACGCCCATGGGCCAAACCTTGCTTCGCTTCGAAGCACGACCGACCTTCAACACGCCTACCACTGTCAACGTGTACGCTACGGATACCAGTGCACCGGCCATCGCAGCGGGCGCCAGTCAAGGCGTTCGTCAAGGCAACGAAGCAAACCGCAGCGAAATGGAACGGCTTAGTCGCGATGTTGGTTCGGCGGTTTCGGCTTATCAGTAAGGAATTAAACGATGGCTTTGTTAGACTTCCTGTTCCCGTCTTCAAAGTCCAAGACCGCTATCGGCGGTCTTACTTTGGACATTCTTTCGACTGAAGAACGCGAATGGACCGGTGGCGCCACGAAGTACCCTGTTGAAACTGGCGTTGAAATCAGCGATCACATTAAACAGGGTTCGATTCGCCTTCGGATTTCTGGCGAAATCTGTTCCGCCGAAGGCTACCTTATGCGCGACACAAAGACTTCAATGTTGGACGCATTGGAGTTGTTGGATGATATGCACAAGGCCAGAAAAGAAATCACCATCGTTACGGGTTTGACGCAATATACCAATATGGCCGTTGAACGCCTATCGGCCACACGTTCGAATTCTGACGATGGGGGCGGCAATTGGCTTAAGATTAGTGCGGAGTTCACCAAGATTGAAAAGGTGACTTCGCGAACAGCCGAAGTTCAAGAACAGCAAACGTCCGGGGAAACGCGCGGGCGTGCTGGTCGTACTGCCACGAGAAATACGCAGAACACTTCGTCAACCGCGCAGAGTGGTACGCCAGCCGCGCAGCAAGGCCCGGCGCAGTCCTACGCAAAGAACATTGCCGTTCGAAACGGATACGTCCCGCCAGCGCAACCGGTGATTAGATGATTTACGATCTCAACGTTATTAACGTAAACGACCAGCGTATTGAATGTGTGTTGGACGGCACGCCTTTTGATATAACTCTAAGTTGGAATGAAACGGCGCGTTCGTTTTTCATCGGTCTAATCAACAGCGATGGCGAAACCATCCTGTCCGGTATTAAGGTTGTGCCGAATTACGGATTGCTTTATCAGTACCGTATGCCGTTCATGCCGCTTGGTGAATTGATGGTCACGCTTACCGATGCGATCCCAAGAATTGAGCGCGATAGTTTCGCGCGAAAGTTCGCAACGCTTCGGTACATTCCTGAAGCCCATTTGGAAGAACTAGGCGTTTTGGATTTATACGGAAAAATCTAATGCCGTTATTTGACCGCCAATATAGACTAATTGTTGGTCAAGCATCTTCGCCAGATGCTAAGGCTAACGATACGAGATTAGATCAGGCGAATAGATCGCGCGCCGAAGCTTTATTGGCAGAATATCGCGCGAATCCTAATATGTCTGACGAAGAAAAACGAAGCAAGGCCGCAGAAATGCGGTCTTTGCGCGATAAAATTGTTAATCCAACCAGAACAGCAAACGCAGCAATTGAAATCACAGAACTTCGAGTTCAATTCAGCGTAACAAAAACTCTGACAAAGAATCCAAATAATTCAGAAATCAGCATCTATAATCTAAACCCCGCGCATCGCGAACTTGTCGAAAAGCCCGATACCAAATGCGAGTTTTACGCAGGATATAGCGAAGATGCGGGTCCGGTATTGCTGTTTCAAGGCGATGTTCGCTTTGCATCAACTCCGTTCGAAATTCCGGACATTGAAACAAAGCTAGAATTGGGCGACGGACTTAAATCGTATCGCGACAGCATGATTTCCCTTAGCTACGGAAAAGGGATCGCTTCACAGGCAATCATTCGTGAAATCGCTAGTCGCATGGGTTTGGCCGTTTACATTTCGGACGATCTTCCGAACCGACTTTGGGACAATGGGTTTTCGTTCTTTGGTGCTGCGCGCAAGGCTTTGGACAAGGTAGTTGCCGGAAGCAATTCGCAATGGTCCATTCAAAACGGTGTTCTTCAAGTCATCAAGCAAGGTGGCGGAACGTCAAAGCGTGCGCTTGTTCTCTCCGCAGATAGCGGGATGATCGGAAGCCCGCAGCGAATGCGAAAGGCTTCAGAACAGGTTGCCGAAGTCACCGACAACCGAACGGGAAAACGTGTCAACGTTCAACGTCCTACTTCCAAACAAGACGGTTGGAAGGTTCGCGGATTGCTTATGCCGTCAATCGGTGCGGGCGATACGGTAAAGCTAGAAAGCCGAACCATTGAAAGCGAACTTGTGGTTTCCAGCGTGACGCATCGCGGCGACAGCCATGATGGTGACTGGCAAACGGAAATGGAACTTGTGACCTACGCAGCCGCCGAGGAAATCAAAAAGGCTGAAGCGCAGCGCGTAGAAAGCGCCACCAAGGCCGCGCAACGCCGCGCGCTTCGTGCTACCAACCCAACGCCCCTAAGCCCCGCCAGCCAGCGCACAGCCGCAGAACTGGCCCGTTTCAGCGTCAATCCGGGAAGCGTCCGTTGAGCGACAAATTTATTGAAAACATGGAACGTATGGTTTCGGCGGAAATTGCTGAAATCAATACGTGTAAGCCGGGTAAGATCGTCAGTTACGATGCAGACAGTAACCGGGCCGTCTGCAAACCCGATATGCCGATTTCGCTTCTAAATTCAGAAAGCGTTGCGGCGCCGCAGATCGTTGAAGTTCCTGTGTTGTTTTACGCAGCACAGATTGCCGGTATTAAAGCCGGTATTAGTTTCCCGCTTATGCCCGGCGATGGTGTGCTTTTGTTTTTCTCTGATCGTTCTTTAGAGAATTGGCTTTCCGGTTCAAACGATCAACCGCCAGATGATCCGCGCAAATTCGATTTGTCAGACGCATTCGCCATGCCCGCTCTAAATTCAACGGGCTTTTCGGGTGACGCTAGAAACGTCCGTATCTTCTTCGGGGAAGCCGAGTTCCTGATAACCCCTGTGGGCAAGATGATTTTCAATGCGCCGGGTGGAGTAGAATTCAACACTCCAAACGCAGAATTTAGCCAAAAACTTACAACTCCACTTGCCGAAGTCGCTGGCGTTGAGCAAGCGACGCACGTTCACGGCGGCGTTCAAAGTGGTGCATCTAGGACGGGACCGCATCAAAATGGCTAACGATATCGCATTGAACCGCAAAGACCATGATATTCAGTTTGGTTCGAAGACTGACGCCAGTTCGGGTGAACAAATCGCAACTCTGTTTTTCGTAAGTGGTGCTGATCGCGTCGCCCAAAGTATTAAGATAAGGCTTAAGACTTTTCTTGGCGAATGGTTCTTAGATGAAGCTTACGGGGTTCCGTATCTAGAAAGCGTTTTGGTTAAAAACCCCAAAGCTTCGATTATCAATGCGGTCTTTCGTACTGCCATTCTAGCCATTGAAGGCGTGGAAAGGATCGTCTATTTAGATTTAGACTTGGACCGGCGCGAACGGACTTTAGTTGTCAAGTATGAAGTTGAAAGCTTGTATGGGCCAATTAAAGACAGTTCCAAGCTTAATCTTGAAAGGGAAAAATAATGGCGACGGGTCTAACTGTTGACGGATTTGTTCGGAAGCGACTTCCCGAAATCCGTTCCGAGATTATTGCATATCTTCAAGAAAAAACCGGTCTAGTTTTTGAAACGACTTCGGATAGTATTACCGGTCGTTTTATTGACGTATTCGCAGAACGCGAAGCGACTATGCACGAACAAGACCAAGCGGTTTATTCCGCAATGTATCCAAGTTCTGCGGAAGGCGTTAATCTGGACAATGCAATTTCGTTTTCGGGCGCCCGGCGTATTCAGGCAAAGCGCACAACTGTTTATGCGACAATTCATGCTGTAAACGGAACCATCGTTGAAGCTGGTTTTTCTATTCGCGCCAGTGATACGAAAAAGGTTTTCAGTCTTTTTAGAAGCGTAAACATTAATAAATCTGAAACTAACGATATTTTGCTGACTGTTCAACAAAACGGGGCCAACTCAGCGCAATACGATATTTCGATTAATTCAGCAAGTTACGCTTATACAGCTTCGCCTGAAATGACCGGAAACGATATCGCTATTCAGTTGGCAAACGTTCTTGAAGCTTCGGAAATTAAGGTTGAACGCGACGCTAATAAACTTCGCGTATTCACCGAAAATCCGTTTGATGTTATGAACGTTGAAACATCAACCAATATCGACAGCTTCGCGAACGTTGGTCAAATTGGAACTTTCGTTTGTTTGGAAGTCGGACCCGTGTTTGTGCCCACAGGGGCGTTGACTGAGATTGTCAATTCCCAAAGCGGCGTTCTGTCCATCGTCAACAACATTGAAGGTGTGACCGGGCGACTTGCCGAACGCGACGATGAAGTTAGAGCGGCTTACCCGCTAGGGACGTTCCGGCTTGGTGCTGGCAACCCAAATGCAATTCGTGCGAACTTGCTTCAGAACGTCGCTAACATTTCTTACTGCGAAGTTTATCAGAACAGCACGAAGGAAATTAATGCGGATGGGCTTCCGGCAGGTTCGATTGAAGTTGTCGTTATGGGCGGTGATAACCAAGCCATCGCTAACGAATATTTCCGTGTTGCACCGGGCGGCATCGAACTTTTCGGCAATGTTGATTTGATCGTTAAGGACAGCACCAATAAAGATCAGCCTGTTAGCATTACACGCCCAACCCCTGTTTATTTTTGGGTTCGTTTGGTAATCACGCGATACAATGAAGAAGACTTTCCGGGTAACGGACGTGCGCTTGCGTCGCAAAGCGTGGTCCTGACTGGCAACAGTATTGGCGTTAAAAAGGATGTAATCCCACAACGCTTTTATGGGGATATCTTCGCTAAGGTTGCTGGCGTCAAAGAAGTTCACGTTTATCTTGCGCGCAGTTCTAGCCCTACGGTTGAACCGCCAAGTGAAGACTTCGTTGAACAGACTTACCCGATTTCTATTAGGGAACTTCCACAGTTCAACACCAAGCGCGTTGATGTACAGGTGTTTTAATGGAATTTACCTTAAATCGAGAACTATTGCAGTCTGAAGTTGCTTGGGGATTTTTCCCCAATCAGCATCAAGGCAAGCGATATACCGAAGCGTTTGTTAAATCATTCTTCGTTCCTTTTGACCAAATGCAAAAGAACGATTTTGATTTGCTGAATAATCGCTGGCTGCATAATTCGGTTGGAAAACAATTAGACGGAGTTGGCGAAATTGTCGGTCAAGGACGGGCTATTAAAGAAGGTGTGGTTATTCCGTTTTTCGGATTTAAGTCCCAACCTGCCGGACGTGGTTTCGGAATTGCGCGAATGCGGAAGAACGGGGAAGGTTATTCACTATCTTATACACTTCCGGATAATGAATATCGAACGCTAATTTATGCGAAGATTATTCTAAACAACTCGCACGGTACTATTCCAGAAATCATCGAAAGCGCAAAACTACTTTACAACGTTCCTTCCGTGAAAGTAGAAAGGACCGGCGTTCGCGAATTGACCTTGACAGTTCCTAGGGTCGTGGCTTCAGACGAACCGCTTTTTAAGCTTCGTCCTGCGATGCTTCCGGTTCAAGGCGGCATTACATTAAACATTGTTTCGGGATAAATTAAATGGGTTGGTTTGAAAACTTCGATCTTCCTTGGGCCAAGAACGCCGCCAAATCAGAACCAACGCAAACCGAAATTGGCGTTGGTTTTGAGTACATGGGCGATGCACCGCCTACCGTTGAACAGTTCAACTCTATTTTCAATATGGTTGATCTTCGTTCGAACTGGCTTTATCGCCAACTAGCGGCGGTTATTGATAGCACCGGGCTTGCTGGTAATAAGAGCGCAACGGCCCTAGCCCTATTCAATCAAGCCCTGCGTCGCCTGACGGCGCGCGGCGCAAACCGCGTGACAGCTTCACAGACGCTTTCCGTTGATGCTGTGGGACTTATCGTGGTGGACGCCACCAACGGCCCCATTACCCTAACCTTGCCCGGTACAGCGTACATGACGGGGGGCGCGCCTGAGTACGTCTTTGCCCGTTTCGACGGCACACAAAACCCGGTCACGATCATCTGTTCTGAAGGCAGGGTGATTGAAGAAATCGGTCCCCGCATGTTCCTTCGTCGCGGAATGCGTTTGACGCTTCGCGCGATGATCGGCGGAAATTGGTTCGCTGTTTCTCATTCTACCATTGACAATCTGTTGATTGGTGAAGTCAAAGAATATTACGGCGCAAATTTGCCGCCGCGATATCTGGCTTGCAACGGTCAAGCGGTTTCGCGAACTCTATACGCAGAACTGTTCGCCGCCATCGGGACTTCAATTGGACCCGGTGACAACAGTACAACCTTCAATGTTCCGGATCGTCGTTCGCGTGTTGCTATCGGTTCCGACCCGATGTTTTCGGGCGGGCGTTCCGGTATTCACGGCTTTGATGTTTATCTTGGTTTTCAGCTTGGCGCCCGTGCTGCAATCCTGACTGAAGGCAATCTTCCGTCGCATACCCATACGGCCAGGACTTCGGAAGCTGGCTACCATGGTCACAGCGGTAGCACCAACGTTAGCGGCGCGCACGGTCATATCCTGGGCGAAGCTGGCTTTCATGGTCATAGCGGACAAGCCGAAGCGGCGGGCGTGCATAATCACACCACGCCTTATGGTAAAGTTGACGCTAATATTTTCAAAAATCCCGTTGTCGCGGGCGCTGAATTGTCCGCTGTGACTTGGGAATTTGGCCGATTTATTGTTGATGACGCAGGAAACCATATCCATAACCTAGGGATCAATGGCGCAGGTAGTCACGCACACAGCCTTACGATTGAAGGTGCACACCAACACGGACTTAACATTGACGGCGGCGGTTCGCACGTTCACGCTGTAACCGTTGATGCGACCGGTCGCGGTGAAGCCTTCAGCATTATGCAGCCGAGTGTCGCAGCAAACTTCATCATCTACGCTGGCGTATAAAAGAAAAGCCCCGGTTTGATCCGGGGCTTTTTCTCATTTCGAATTAATTTCAACGTGGCAATCAATGAAGCTTTGACCCGCCTTTATCATCGCGCAAGCCTTTTCAGCATTTTCCTTAGTCGCGACGATAAGGTTCCGGCGACGACCCTTATAAGTAAACTCACAAGGCCCTGCGTCAGTATAAATCTTAAACGCGGTATTGCTTGACCCGAACAGCGTAAAAGTTTCGCGCTTGAAGATCGGGTTGGAATAACGGTCGGACATTTGGATTTCTCCGTTAGGGGTTAGCGTTTCGATAGACCCTTTATAAGTTCGAAATTAGCTTCGGTCAACCATTAAATTAGCCTTCGATCTTTATTCCGTCGATAATAGCCAAGATCGTACAGCATATCGGTTGCCTCCGCTTCGTACCAATCGCGGTCAACGTCATCCGGAACAAGGCCCCCTGTGGGCAAATCCATTAATGGCTTCGCGCCGTCCGTCTTGCCAACCTTGTTCCCATTCAAGACGTACTGAATAAAGCCTTGTTCGCCACGGGCGTAGTACCATCGCACGACCTTGCCGAGATATAGGCCGTTCTTGTGACCGCCGCCCTTAACCGTCTTGACGCTTACGAACTTCGTAACGTCCTGGCATTCGGCAATGGTTCGGGCAATGGGCGTACCGTCCTTAAGGAAAGCCATCACAGCTTCAACACAGATGATCGCAGACGGGTTCTTGTGAAGCTTGAAGATATTCGCTTTCTTCTTTTCCCAAGGGTTCGAAAACACACCCTTACCCTTACAAGAACCATCCATCTTGATGGCAATATAGTTGTTCACATCGCGGGAGAACAGCGCGCGGTATTCCGTTTCTTCCGTTTCAAAATGCGTAACGCTTTCCCAATACGCCACAATTTGATTAAACAGTTCGTACTGGTCTTTATGGATGCGGCTAACAATGCCATCCGTGTTCGCGCTGATAACGCTAATCCCGCTTGCTTCCAGCATGTCAACTAGCATCAACAAAGACAACTGGCCGCTGATCGTAACTTGGATCATCAAGTCCGGGGCGTACAGAATGGACCATTTGGAACCTAGCTTGCCAAACGATCCATTGATAACAATTTTTAGACTGTCCGCTTCAACTGCATTTTTGGCCCGTTTTGCCGTAAGGCGGCGTTCAACAATGTCGTTATAAACACCCAAGAACGCTTGTCCAAGATGTTTGGGGTAAAGTTTTTGGTTAAGAATAATACGGGGATAATACGAAGCCACGTCGCGGTCAATAATTCGGTATTTGTCATCGGCAACAAAAGCTTCCGAACGGAGTTCTGGCGATGATCCTCCGCTGTCATCACATATGGAATACCCGGCTTCTTCTTCGCTGGAATGGATGCCGCCAATTCCCATTCGGTACACGCTGGACCCAATGGAAATGCGGAGGTTTCCAATTTCCGGCGGAAGCTTAGGGGCGCCGTTTTCTTGAATGACAAATTCAGCATTCCTTACAATTTCCAACGCCTCTTTCAAGGCAGGGTTGATAAACGACATATAGTCCGGAACAATGTACTTGAATACGGTTCCGGGTTCAATGGTTGGACGATTAGGAAAACGTCCTGTCATTTTAGCCAGTTCGCGCTTAATGATTTCTTCGGCCATCTGAGCATCTGACAACGAACGAAGATCAATACGACCGTACAAATTTCCCAAATTATCGCGCAATACCAATTGCTCTTTAAGTTCTTCCAGCAACAGTTCGGTAACGTCCAAATCGTTTACGCAATACAGACAAACGATTTCCATCTGTTCTTGCGTAAGCGTTTCGTCCGGATGGAACGGCAAGTCTTGCATACGCCGGGAATGCAGCCGCCCGCCGTACACCTTCAGCGATGCAGTCAACGGCGCGACTTCGATTAAATCAATGTGATTAATTGTGGATGGAATGGCTACGTTGTACTTCTTTTCGATATCCGAAACGCGGGCGTTCTGTTCGATAATAAGCGAAGTGGCTTCCTTCAGACAGTAGTTGGACCAACCGCAGACAGCCATCGCCGCAATGATAAGATCGTAATATTTGCTATTAAATCCAACAATGCAGTTCTGCCGAAGGATTTTATCCAACAGCACAAGATCACAACGCGAATATGGCGTTATCTCAAACGTTGCCACCTTTTTTGTGTAGAAGCATTTAATCGCCAGCAAAAAATAATTCGGATAACATTCGATATCGAATACAAGCACAGTCCCGCGAAGATTCCACAGTTCTTCAAGCGTGAAGCGTGGAAAATCGCGGTCAATGTGTTCCATGGGAACGGCGCGTGTCAGTTCAACCGCACCCCGCTTAAGAGCGCGTTTACTATTAATTCTGGGAAGGTTTTCGAAGAACATCAATCAAACCTTAATCTTCGCGATGCAACCTCGGCGGTTAGCACCCATGAACATATGTGAATTTGGGTTGGTGTCGAATTCGATATGTGTAATGTGGTCGCGGACCAAAAGCAAGGACGGCGCACCGATAGGGATCAACTGGCCGGGTTCAATGCCCACAGGGGCGATTTCGTGGGTTGCCTTTTCGGTATGTCCTTCGGCAGTCACGAACAGGTTTTGAACTTCAACTTCGTTAGCCTTGGTGATTGAATGCACCGAAGACACAGCATCAAAGAAATCCTTCGTAACGGGCTTCAGCGTGTTTGGATTAAGCGCATTCAAAATTCCAACGGCATCCGGCCACGGGCTGGTTAAAAGCTGTGTCTTGATCCACGCGCCATTGTCGTAATGGATCGTGAAGCTTCCGCCATCGAAGCCGAACGCCACGGGTTCAAGACGGCACGCAGCAACGGCCTTGCAGAACCGAAACGGCACGCCTACCCCTGTGGGCATATAGTTCCCGTGCCAGATTTCGATAATTCCGCGACCGTCTAGAAATGATGAAACTAGCGTGTCGTTGTTCATCAAAAGCGAATAATTAATAATTCGGTTTCCGCTTTCCTTAATCAACGGCGCCAGATCGGCCACAGCGGCGACGAAATGGGCGTTCAAGGGGGCGATGGCGGGGTTGGCCGCTACCGGCTGCATCTGGTCGGTGTCTAGCGTCGCCAGCGTGACCGACAGGCGCCCCGCGCGCAGGACAAGGCCCTTGTCTGAGTGTGCCAGGGTAACGGCCCCTGACAGCTTCCCTAGCGCCCGCCCTAGGTTGCCGCCATGCACCGCAAACCGAAGGTCTTCTTCAATCGGGTACGAAGCCGAGATTTCGCCACAACGCGCAATCATTCGTTGATCGCGCAAAGTGACGTGCGTTTCAGAAAACATACCTTCTTCGTTAAGCGCGATGCTTACGAAGTCCAAGGCTTCAGAAAGCGACTTAGCGCCAGCCGCAATCTTCTTCGGACCTTTTGCCATTAGAAAGGTATTTCCTCGCTATGTGCGTCGCACCCGTAAGCAATGATGCGCGCGTTTGGACGGTTGTTCGGACCCTGAATTAAATTACATATTTCCATATGTTCTATAAAATGTTGGCAAGTTAAACAACTTCTATAAACTTTGCTACTATAAAGACAGGTTCGAAAAATTTCGGTAATTTGTCCAACCATTTTTTCTTTATAGATTTCCGGACCATGATCCGGCCTAACGTGTGGGTTGGGTTGCGAACTCATATGCTGTAACCTCCGGATAAGGCGTTTTGTTGGTCCAAACGGTCACTGATCTTACGTCCAACAACTCGCGGCTGCAAATGCGAAGATAGGCTTCTTGATTGGTCTTCGGAACTTGTGTCCAAGTTCCGCCGTGCGCTTTCTGCCACCATTCTGCGGCTTTTATCTTCGGATAAGCCTTATCGGCTTCGAAGTTAAAGAATGACTTATAATTCTTTCTGCCGCAGGTATAAGTTACCATCAACGAAGTTCGTTCATTCTTCGTATGAAGGTCATAAAACACATTATTTACCGGAAAGACTTCGTAAACGGGTTCGTTCTCGGCTTTCTTTTCTTCGTTGCTGCGAACCAAGTTGTCTGTTGCGGCTTCCCGGCTAAACTTAACCTTGAAGTGAAACGGTGCGCCGCAGTCAATACAATACCGCGCGGAAGCGTGGTTGTAAGAACCGCAGGTAAGCCCGCCCAAAGCCTTATATTCCGCCGTAACCTTGTCGTCTTCGCAGAACTTGACCGGTGGCGTTCCACCGCCCTTGCCTTTCCTGCGCGGAATTACTGGATCGTTGATCGGTCCAAGGTTCGCAGTGTTCGATGCGAAGTCAGCCACAAGGCAATTGTGTTTCGGTCCTGCCAACTGCGCTTGCCAACGGCCTTCCTGCGTCGATAGATCGAAGCCCGGCATATACAACGGACGGGTTCCGCGCCCAAGGATTTGAACCCATAGGCCAGGGGATAACGTGGGACGCAAGATCGGCATGAAGTCAATTCGGGGATCATCATAGCCCGTTGTTAGACGGTTCATGTTGACCAGCGCGCGAACCTGTCCCGCCTTATGCTGCATCTTGTATTGTTCCTGAAGATGGGCAGGAACTTTATTGTGGATCGGACGCGCGCTTACACCGTGCCATTCAAGTTCTTTGACGACTTGTTCGCAATGGTCAACGCCAGTGGTAAAGACAAGCCACGCTTGCCTGTCCTTACCCATTTCAATCATTTCTTTAACTGCGGCCGTAGTGATTTCAGCTTTGTTGATGGCCTTTTCAAGCGACGCCTGGACGTAATCGCCGCCGCTTTCCTTAACCCCGTTCGTATTCAACTTCAGACGAGTAGGCTTAGGGACAAGACGGCACAAATAGCCCTGATCCACAAACCAGTTAAACCATTCTACCCCCGCCATATCGACAATGACGGAACCAAAAATTCCATCATCGGTTAGCTTTCCCTGCCCTAAACGATAGTCAGTTGCAGTAAAGCCGATAACCCGAAGTTGCGGGTTGCGTTCGGTAAAATATTTAATGATCTTTTGATATCCCGTATCTTCCTTCGGGGATACTAAGTGGCATTCGTCAATAATCAAAATATCTGGCGGCAAGAATTGATCCAACCGCGTTAGAACGGTCTTCATTCCGCCGAAGATAATTTGATTATGGATATCGTGGCGCCGCAGTCCTGTTGAGCAAATCCCAACCGGCGCGTTACCCCAATAGCGAACAAGGGTCTTTGTGTTCTGTTCAATTAGTTCTTTGACATGCGCCAAACACATAACGCGGGTTGCGCTGTAACGCGAAAGGCATTCGGCAACAAAACCCGCAATGTCCAAGCTTTTGCCCGTCCCTGTGGGCTGTACAACAATGCCGTTGCCGACACTATTAAACAGCCACTCAAACATTTTATCGACGGCAAATTGCTGGTAATCGCGAAGTTGCATTAAACAATTCTTTCGTATGCGTCACAGCCAACCGGAATGAAATCCTTCGGCAATATAGCATTTGCCAGCGCACAATGCCATTGCTTGTTTTCAACCGGCGTTGCATGTCGGCAAGATCGGCAGTTCTTTTGCGGCGCCTGTCCGCTGTGGCAAATGTCCGGATAATGACACATTCGGCAAGCTACGTGCGTCCGGTTGTTTGATACCTTCGGCGGTGCCACGGGAGAGTTAATAATGTCCGTTGCAATCGCTTCGTGGTCTTCAGCTAGTGCGTAATCGGCTTTGACAATCTGCCAAAATATATCGTCGTCGTTTTTATTGACAGCCGCATACAGAATGTATCGAAGGTTAAATTTGCGGGCGTAGCTTGAAGCTTGGACAAAGTGAACTGGCTTATGATCGGCCATCCCAATTTCAGAAAGCTTCGTGAAGGCTGATCCGGTTTGCGATGTTTTAATTTCCAGAATAAACCAGATTAACGCCCCGTCTTCCGTGGTGTAATCAGGGTGAGCCGCGAAGCCGTCGCACGATCCGCCGTAATGACCATTTGCGCCGCTGGCTTTGTACTGGTTGCCGTGTTCGTCACGGTCGTTGATGATCCATCCGCAGCCGCGAAGATAAGCAATGATCTTGATTTCTTCATCGTGACCACGCTTCAACAGGCGCAACGTTCTTCCCGTTTTCTTTTCCAGCTTCAGCCAACGGAAATCAGCCCAAGGCTTGCGGCGGCAATCGCCACCAATCCCGGACATACCAAGATGGGTCCGGAACTTATCGTTCATCGTGTCAGCGCAATATGCGTCAACGTCTTTCTTCAGACGTTCGGCAATGGCTTTAAGTTGATTGTCTGTTAATTCGGTCATGCGCGTTCCAATTAAAAAAGGCGGAGTTAAAAACCCCGCCTTTCTTTAACACGATTTCAGTTAGTGTTAACGCGGCTGCTGCCAACCCGGCGCACCGTTCGCCCCGGCTGCGGGAGGCTGGAACCCGCCGCCCGGCTGCTGGCCCGGAGGAACGAACCCGCCCGGCTGGCCCTGCGGCGGCTGGCCCTGGCCCGGAGGCGTGAACCCGCCCTGAGTAGGGGGAACGAAGCCGCCGCCCTGTGGCTGGCCCTGTGGCTGGCCCTGGCCGGGCGGAACGAAGCCACCGGTCGGACCCTGCTGCGGAGGCTGCTGCGCGGCTGGCGGCTGGAACTGCTGCGTAGCGGGCGGCTGCTGCGGCTGCTGCGGCTGCTGCTGGTCCTGGCCGGGAGGCGTCCAACCCTGCGCCGCTGGCTGTCCGAAGCCCTGCGCGCCACCGTTCTGCGAAAAGCCGCCAGTCTTGCCGCCGCCAGCGATGGATAGCAGTTCGGCCAGGGGCGGAACCTCAGTGTCCATCGTCGGTTGCATTTCGTTCTGATTGAACGGAGAAAACCGCTTGGCTTCGTTCACAATGGTTCCGGAACCCTTGCCATCGCGCGGCGGAAGCCCCTTGACTTCAAAGTAAACGTTGAACGGCTTGTTATGAAGCTGTTCGGTATTGGTGAAGCCTTGCGGCAATCCGACAAGATGCGAAATGGCAGTCAACTGTCCGTAGGCAATTTCCATCGCCTGACTGCTGGAATTTCCGACATTGAAGTTCATCGGGATAATGTGGCCACGATACTTGCCGTGCAAAATCTGCGCGGAAAGGATCAGCTTCACGCCCTGCCTATCGGAAGTCGGTTCGTCCTTTGAGTTGACGATCACCACCGAATAAAGGTTTGCGCCAACAGCTTCATAGCCGCCGCCGTAATTCGGTGCGTACTTCGCGCCGTCAAGGGTAAATGCAACCATGTTATTTAGCCTTTCGAATTAATCTTGTGGAGGATCGAATTAAAGTCCGGAAGTTCCCAATCGTCAAGGACGCCGGAACGATCCTTAGCGATATTCAGTGTATCAGGCTTCGTCCGGAATGCAAACTGATCTTTTCCATTCTGCACCGGGAAACGGTTCGCCTGAAACACTTCGTCAAAAAAGTAAGGCAGATCGGTTGCGATTTTCTTTCCTGGCATTGACGGGCGGTTGTGCATTCCGCCGGTCACTTCATCCTTTTCCCAATCTTGTTTCGCTGTCATCACAACATTACGATTAGGAAGGTCACGGTAGAAGCGGACAAGTTCGGTCACTTTCTTACCCATTTCGCGGTAAGCCATGCGACCGTCTTTAGTCTTCGCTTCTTCTTCCAACAAGATCAGTTCTGCAATTTCGCTGAGACTGTCAATCCCAACGTCAAACATCATTCCTTCACGGCTTTGGGTTAGCCAGCCTGTGAAGTATTGCAAAGCCGCATAGTTGGGAACCGTGATGAACGGAATATTTTTCTTGCGAAGCGTTAAAAGCCCGCCTTCCACCGACAAAATTAGCGGGTTCGGTAGAGTGGAAAGGGATTCCGTTTTGCCCGATGAAGGCGGGCCGTACACCAAAGCTTTAAGACCGTTTCCGGTCCCAAAGCCATAGGTTGTTTGAATGAAGGTCGGCATGTTCAGCGAAGGTCCGCTAGGGACCAACGCTTGCCGTCCTTGAACTGTTAAAGCTTGCGACAAGGTTTATCCTTACTTCGCTTTGACCGCTTCAAGCTTCGCGGTAGGCGTGCCGGGTTCGGTCGTCAAATACCGGTCAACCGCTTCCTTCATCGAAGGCGAAAGGTTCTTGTATTCCGTCTGCGAAATCTCCACCTTCCAGCGGAACAGACGATCCACGATGAACGCGCCTTCATTCGGGGAAAGCTTAACCAGTTCGTCGGACAGTTCATCGGCCGCGTCAACAGCATCCTTCTTACTGTCCGGGTTGGCCATCTTTTCGGGATGAACCAACTTTGTATTAACCGGGAATTCAATCTTCAGCTTGTGTGTGGAAGACAGTTCAACGGTATGCGTCTTCTTCGCGCCCGGTTCCGGAACAGAAAGCGCGATCACTTCCGAACGCAGTTCCTTTTCAAGATTGGTCAAGCGAACCCGTTCCGCATCAATCGCCGCCCATTCGGACGTTTTCTGAAGACGGACAGCGTTCGCATCAACGGTAAAAGTCATCTTCATTTTCCCTTCGTGTTCGCCCCTGTTAGGCGTGCCAGGACCATAGCGCCGCCCCTGTGGGCAGGCAACAGCAAAATCTGACTTGAAGTAAGAAAAAATAGCCGCTACTCCGTCCATCAAAGACCGTAGGACGATCCCGCATGAGCACACGTTTTGCCGATCACACGCGCGAATTGCTGCGTAATAGGCCGATCACGCTAACCTTGGAAAAGATATCGAACGGTTGCCCACAGGGGCCGGACGGTAAGCCGTGTGTGACCGTGCCGTGGCTTAAGCAATTCGCTTCGGATGGCAAGGGTTCGGCCAATAGGATTGAAATGCTTTATGTTTATCTGACAGGTGAAAGCCCGAAGCTTCTTCCTATTAATCCGAAGTTCTACGCCGGATAATTTATGATCTTTGATCCCCAAACCATACCGGCAGAACTGCGCGACCGCCAGCAATGGCTTGTGTGGCGCTTGGAATACGATCCTGACGGAGAACCAAGAAAAGTCCCGTACAACATGTATTCCGGTTTCCGGGCTGACGTGACCAATACCGATAACCTAGGGTCAATTTATCATGCGCTTGAATGCCATTCGGCTTCCCAACTTTGGGCTTCGCCTTATTCGGGCGTTGGTTTCGCGCTTCTACGCGGTCAAAATTTATCTGTTATTGACTTGGACGATGTTCAAAATCCGCCGTCGCAATTCCATTCGTCAATCTTAAACGGATTTAACAGCTTCACGGAAGTTAGTCCGTCCGGGTCCGGTTATCATATCTGGATGATTGGCGAAGTTCCGAATAAGAAGCGGACAGACGTTGGCGTTGAAATTTATTCCTGTGATCGCTTTATGACGATGACAGGCGTAATTGCGAACCCTGTTGGCCTTCAGCCACGCCAAGAATACCTTGAAAAGCTACGTTCCGAAATGGGACGCGATGTTGACGAAGGCGGATACATTCCGAACGTCGAAGACACCGGACCCGAAGGCGACGCTAAGATATGTGATGCGCTGTACGCGATGAAGAACGGGGATAAGTTCCTGGCTCTTTATCAAGGCAATTGGGAAGGAATGTATCCTTCGCAGTCTGAAGCGGACATTGCGCTTATCAATATGCTGGCATTCGCGCATCCGAACCGGGACCAAGTTTATAGGATATTCTTGAAGTCTGCGCTTGGTCAACGTGACAAGGCGAAATCCATTTATCACTTTAACCGCATGTTTAACAAAGCTTGCGATAGGATGGTTCCGCCAGTGGACATGACAGAATATAAGGCAACTATCGCAAAGGCGATGGAACAGGCAAAGGCGGAAGCTTCAAATGCTGGCTCGCATCCTTCGAATCCCGCGCCGAACAATGGTACGGCCACGGTTGAAGCCCAAGGCGTTGCGAAGCCCGCATCCGCGTATTCCTGGCCGGATGGGCTGGTTGGCGAAATTGCTCATTATATCTACTCGGCAAGCCCTAGACCGGTTTATGAAGTAGCCATTGCGGCTTCTATCGGTTTGATGGCGGGCATTTGCGGGCGCGGAACGAACGTCAGCCGAACAGGCTTGAATATGTATGTTCTGCTGCTGGCGCAGTCCGGGCGCGGTAAGGAAGCTATGAAGGGCGGCATTGACAAGATTATGTCTGCCGTTTCCGAACTTAGCCCAGCCGCACGGAAGTTCGTTGGACCAAGCACGATTGCCAGTCCGCAAGCGTTGAACAGACACTTTGAAAAGTCGTCAACCAGCTTCGTAAGCATCTTGGGTGAGTTCGGGCATAGGCTGCAACAAATGTCCAGCCTAAACGGGAACAGCGCACAAATGGGTGTGCGTCAGATGATCCTTGATGTTTACAACAAGTCCGGACAGACGGACGTTTTGGGCGAAATGATTTATTCGGACAGCGATAAAAACGTTGGCTCGATTAAATCCCCTGCGTTCTCTATTTTGGCAGAAAGCAACCCCCACACGTTTTACGAAATCCTTGATGAACGTTCGGTCAATGACGGTTTGTTGCCGCGTTTCCTGCTAATCGAATATATGGGGCCAGCGATGTATATCCGGAAGGAATTCGCTGAAGCGAAGGTTCCGGATAGCCTGAAGTTCAAGATGCACGATCTTGTAACGGAAATGGCCCGCCGCATGGATCAAAACGCGGTTCAAGACGTGGTTTTTGATGACGAAGCGGCGAAGTACCTTGACGCCTTTTCGACGTACTGCACCGACCAGATTAACGCGCCTAACGGTCAATCCGAAGTCGTGGCGAACCTGTGGAACCGCGCCCATCTAAAGGCCCTGAAGCTTGCTGCGATCCTGGCCACGGGTTGCAATTGGCACAAGCCGGTCTTGATGCTGCACCATGCCGAATGGGCCGTTAACATGGTCAACCGCGATACCGTGATGCTGTTGAACAAGTTCGAACGCGGAGAGATTGGCGATAGCTTGCACGCTAAACAGATGAAGGAATTTAAGCGTGGCGTGCAAAAGTTCCTGAAGGCATCGGTCGGAACGCTTACCGCATACGGTGTCACGGCCATCATGCACGAAAACAAATTCGTGCCGTATGGCTATTTCAGCCGCTACCTATCTTCTAAGGGTCCGTTCAAGGATGCGCCGTATGGAACGCCGGAAGCGATTAAACGCATTCTGGACTATGCGGTTAAATCCGGCCATCTGTCCGAACTGGCGCCCGCAGATAAGATCAGGCTTGGACTTCGGAATACGATCGCGTTCAGCGTGGATGACCCTGACTTCTTCCTAGCCCCCGCAGATGCCGCCTAGGCGTTTCCGGTACACCCCTAGCGCCCGATCTTTTCAGCGCCACAGGCGCCAAGCCTCGCAAGCCGCAGCACCATTCTAGCCAGGGGGTACACCCCGACAAAGCAAAAGCCCCGCGACCAGCTAAGGTCCGGGGCTTTTTCGTATCAGGGTTCGACAACCGTACACTTGTCTTTCGCTAGAAGCGTTGGCTTGCCCTTGGCGATGGGACGCCAGCCAGCTTCGAACTTTTCGAAAGGTACACCGGACCAAGTTTCCTTGTCGTGGTCGGTCACTTCGAAATATTGGAAATTACCGTCTTCAACGATCATCGCTTGATCCTTTGGGAATTGGCTTCGGGCCGAGGTATCGAACCCCTTGGCAGCGGACCCAAAACCCGCCGTCCCAACCTTGAAACTCTCGCCTAACCCGAATTGGAGCACGCTTCACACTAAAACGGCCCGGTTCCTTGATACGGAAACCGGGCCGCTATTAGTGACTTGCTTTCGCTTTACGCCACATTGAACCGGAAGCGTATAAGTTGCGTATTTCGCACCGCTCCGGAATTTAGCCCGGTATTAAAACGGACTTACTCTCAGCAAATACCGACCCTAGGTTTACGTCCAACTAAGTTGTTCGGCTTTCGGACGGTTAATGCGGTTGCCTGCCCAGCCTGCCGATTGTTTAGGACCGCATCAACAATTCCTAACTAGGGGCGTGCTTACCGGGCGTCAAGCACGAATTGAAAGCGACCGTCTAAAAATTCTTCGACGGGACGAACGTACACGTTCCAATCAAGACTGCTACGATAAACCACGCATCGGCATTCGTCCAAAGGACTGTCCTTTGCCTGAAACAGCGCGTTTGGGCTTACGATAATGTACGTAGTTCCACGCTTTATATGACGCCAAACCTGACCAATCTTAAGTTCGATCATGTTCACACTTCCCGCATGTCAACGGCAGAATTCGCCCCTGTGGGCATTTGGTGCTTTGTCTTATCCTTCACCGCCAACTCAGCCAGATTGAACGCAACATCAATGTGTGTCGCCGCCAGGGTTAGCCGGTTGATGCGAAGGACCGCCGCAACGTTGTTGTCAGTCGCGTTGTAACTGCGAACAGCCAACTTCGCGTCTTCGATGATTTGAAGCGAGGCTTCGCGTTGGCGCTGAAGTTCGGCAATGAACTTGGTTTCGTTGGGGGATAGCATTAGCCGAACCCCTGCGGTTGACGTGTGTTGCCTTTCGGCATTTGTTGGCTTTCGTCTGGAAAGTCAATCGTGACTTCAGCCGAAAAAATGTCTTCGTCACGCTGGCCGCGTTCGGTCTTGATTTCGACAGCCGCCCCCATGCCAGAAAATCGCCCTAGCTTGTGCGTGACGTGGCTAACGATAAGGTCACGAATTTCCTTATCGGTTACGGTGAAACGGGCTTTCATTACCAAATGTTCCCCTGATTAAGCCGTTTGGTGATCTTAACAAGTTCTTCGTAAGCTTCGATAAGATTGGCTTCAAGCTTGTTCACGCGGCGTTCCAGCGCATGAATAGCAGCAAAAGCACAAAGAACCGAAACACCACCCATAAACAGGCCAATTGCGCCGAGGGTTGTTCCATCCATTAAATCAAACTCCGTCCAATACGTTCAGCAAGCTTTACATTAGCAGCATGCAACGCTTTGATTTCTTCGTTGTGCGATGCAATTTCCGTTTCAAGCATCTTGATTGCCGCGTCATGTCGCCATGATCTCATAATGAGAATGACGAACAGAACGCAGGTTAGAATGTCGGGAAGCATTTTTAAAAATAGGCCTGTCATCTTCATTTCCTTGTTCGGTAGCCAGTTCGAAGTGTGGCAGGATCGCACCGCCGCCGCAAGCCCCGATTTGCCCACGGGAAGGCCGTTTAGGTGGCTTGGAATGGCAATAGTCGCATAAAAGATGGTTGGACCAATGAAATCAAGGGTCTAGGCGTTTAGGTATATCATTATAATTTAGGTATGGTGGATTTATAATCATCATAAATGGTCCAATAACTGGACTAAAGCGTTGAACTGTAAGGGTTTTGAGCATTATTGCATTGTCTTATTATTTGCTATTAGCGATGATTATAAAAATTATAAGCATGGGGGGGGGTACCGCTGGGCAGGGCCTTAAATTGTCATTGTCTCCTTAAATACATACTACTATATATATATATTATTATTATAATTATATTACTAAGTAAGAGATAGCCTTATGTACCAAGGGAAAGTCCGTAAGAGCCAGCTACCTACGATTGTATTACTAAAATCCTTAAAAATTACAGTTGACAGTTAAAAATCGGCATGATAGCAGTTCGGTATAGTTTCAATGGGGTTCAGTCATGGCTTATTCTAAATACGGTTTTGAGCATGCCACTGTGGGCAGTCATTACGATGTTCTGAACAGCGATCCATTTTCGGCTATGAACCGTGTTCGTTCAGCATCCATCGCGTATTGTGCTAAGTATGCGCCTAACTGGCGTTTCGGTGTGACCACGAACAAGGATGAAAACGGAACCGTAGTCGGATACCGGGTTACGCGGCTTGAAGACCGCGATGCGCCGTTGAAAGATAATAAACTTTATGTTGAAACCGAAGTTGATAAGCGTGGCCAACCGCATAGAAAATATGACTTTGCAAAGCTTACTGAAGTCGGTAAAACAGTAATCATTAAGACCGACAAACCGAAAAAGCATCGTCGTTCTGCACAGGCTGCGGGTTGGCAATGGGCGAAGATGCGCGAACTTGACTGGCGGTTCAAGGTGACAATTAATAAAGCTGAAACCCATATCACGATTGAAAGGATAAAGTGATGGACTTTGCAGATTTTTTCCGGACGGCTTTTTGTTGGCCAGTGAAGCCGGAAATAACAAAGCTTGTCGCATGGGGCCAAATTTCGGAAATCTGCTATAGCCGCGAAGAAGCTGAAGAATGGATTGCAGAGACCAAATGCCGTCTGTTTTCAAGTTATTTCTATCACAAAAATCTAAGGAACATCGAATTTCATAGCTACCTGTTTATTCACGGAAACATATTTAAGCCAACGATTGTCACATATCAGCGCGAACCGATTAAATAGAAAAAGCCCGGTCACTTAAGACCGGGCTTCTTTCTTGGTACGTGGCGCGCGTCTGAAGTTCGGATTGCGTATTGCAGTTCGTCAGCACAAAGTTTGAACGTCGAAGCTTTTGCGTTCAACTCTGCATGGCCTATCGTATCGCCTATAAGTTTCGCCAAATTGGCGTGGTGCTTATAATGATCGAAGCGTTGGCGCATCCAAACTAGCTTTTCTTCAACCAATCCCCGATCAATGCGAAGCGCCTTACCCGGCGTACTCATTAGCCGCAATCGCAAGGCGGTGTGTCGCGCGCGCGATCCTCGGCATCCTGAAGCGTAGGCATCATGCCTTCTACGGTAATGCTAGGAACACGCGATAGTGGATCGTCAAAATAAGCAAGTCGGTAATGTGTCGCGCCATCAACAACAACACTTTGAATGGTCCAACCGTTAAGTTCTTTAACATAGTTGATAAAACGTTGTCCGCTTTGTGTCATCGCCATTATCCTGTCTGCGCCCCCTGTGGGCATACGTCTAAGATAACGTAAAACTTCGAAGTGTCAACAGGAATCGTGTTCGAAAAAACTTTCGAATTTCTGATTTAATCGCTTGCCGAAGTCCGAATTAATAGCTATAACATTCTTACTGAAGCGGACAACGAAGGAACCTAAACGATGAACGCTAAGATCGAAAAGATTCTGTCGGATTTCTCTAAGGACGACGCAATCCGCGCTGAAAAGTATATCACCCGTGCTGGCTGGTACACGCGACTTGCCAATAAGCTGAAGAAGGCGGGCATGACGCATAACGAAGCCCTTAGCATGGCAAACAATCACGGGATCAAACTCCGTCCCCAAGCTTAGATAAACAGGTTGCCGGTCCTGATAAAACCGGCTATAAATTCCTTATCGAACGGGAGTTAAACAGATGGACGCAGCACCTACCCGCCGCATGTATCCCGGCTATACGCTGGCACAGCTTGAAGCCGCTATTGCAGACGGTCGCGGGACTGACGCGATGAAGGCCGAAGTTGCCGCCCGCAAGTCTGGCGCTTCGGTCGTGTTCAAGACGCCGCAAATCGTACCGGGGAAGTGACATGCACCGCGCAATGAACGTCCATCATTGGCTATTTCAAGCGCGTATTTGGGGCCAGTATGCAGCGGCGCTTGGCGGTAGGCCGTATCGACAGTTATTGAAGGATATTTATACGGGTGCACCCTATTGGGCGACGTTCGATGAACGATACGTTCGTGAAGTTTTAAGGCTTGATCGGGAAACGTGCATTGGGCGTTCTCGATACGCGCTGAAAATCGCGAAGGAATGGAATAAAAAACTAATTTAATCGCTTGACGGATTAAACCGAACGGCCTATAAATTAGTTATCGAAACGCTAACGGGGACAAACCAAATGACCAAGTTTACCATTCGCAAGGTTGGTGCCGGTTCTAACGCTTGGAAGTTCCGTGTATCTTCGGGTCGCGGTCTTTCCTATGTTTGCCACGGTCACTTCGACACCGAAGCCGAAGCGAAGGCTTTCATCGCGAACCCGGTTCCTTCCGTGCTTGATCTTGAAACCGTTATGAAGCGTGTTGAAACCGCCCTAACAGGTGCAGAGCGGCGGCATAACGTCGGAGGGTTGAACTTCAGGCTTGGTTATCTTACGGGTTCGATTGCCACTTACTTCAAGAAAAATCCCGCAGCCTTCGAAGTTTTTATGAAGGATTGCCTTCACGAAAGGCTTAATGAACGCTGAATTCCTAATTTAATTGGTTGACGGACCCAATCAAAACCGTCTATAAATGTCTTGTCGAACAGGGGAAAGAAAATGGGCGCACGTTACGACGCTTTTGATAAGAAATATAGTGATGAACGCGAACGCGCAATCGCTATAACTAAGTCCGTTACATATATTGAACAAACTTCGCTTTACCCTTTGGGTAAACATCCTGCTGTGATTGTTCTGAACAAGGAACTTGAAAGAATACAAAAGAAGTTGGAACGTTGGGACAATAGCTGACAGCCAAGCCGCCCAAGGGTAACAGCTTGGGCGCGTTGACTGCCCGTTTTAATCAAGGAAGGATTAAGATAATGGCTAAAATTACGAAGTCCCGTGGACGCAAACCAATTGCCGAAGACAGCGAAATGATGATGGCGGGAAACCATCCTGTTAATAATTCGGGCGGTTCCATTGAAATTATCGTTCGTGATTTTAATGAAGATGGTTCGATTAATCGTAATTATAGATTGGTCGCCAACCATAAAGAAACCATTAGAATTGCGTGCTTTGCTGCTGAAATGGCAACGGCGCCAGAAAGTTTTTTGAACGGAAATTATAATTTCGAAAAGCGTTCTTCCTGGCAATCTCTGCGTGATCTAGCTGATAAGCTTGAAGCGGAGGCTAAGGCTGTGGCTCAAAGCGCACGAAGCTTCGCAAAGGGCGGTCCTTGGAACGGTACGGATGGACAGGCATATTAACATGAACATCGAACGCGAAACTGATAACATCATTCGTACTGGCCAGCTTCACGCTTACGAATGGCGCGACACGGGCCGAACTCGCAAGCAAAGCTTTCTTTGGCTTTCGAATCATCACACGGAAAAGGAACAGGAACGCTTGATGTACAGTGTTCGTCGTGGTAAGTCTTTTGTGCAAACACGTTGGAAGCGTGTTTGAGAAGGGAACAGGAAAATGACTGATCGGAAGTTTAAGGTTGGTGATATCGTTGTTTGTATTAATCCGACAGATCACATTGATGTTAAAAACGTCGAACTTAATATGAATTATCGGATTAGCACAATTAACGAACCTTATATTTATCTGGAAAATAATTCCCATCCTTGGCTCATGCACCGTTTCAAGCTTAGTGATGAACAGCACGAACCGAAATGCGTGATGACACAGGATCAGTTCGCGGCTTTGAAGGCGTCGCTTGATAAGTTGCAAGCCGAAAATAAAACGGTTTGGATCAATCGCGGTAACAGCAACGTTGCAATTTATCGGTTCTTCGAAGAAATGGAAAAACAAGGCTTGATGTCGGAACCGCCGCCACCTAAGCCGAAGACGGCAAAGGAAATTGCAATCCAAGCCATTAAAGAGGCTAAAGATATACCTTCACTAAGTTTTGCATACGGACAGACTTTCGCAGCATTACAGGCAATTTCCGAACTTCCAGATTAACCGTTGACCAAGGCCAGTTTAGTTTGCTAGACTGGCCTTGTTGCATTGGGATTTAACCAAATGTTTTGGATTTTGAAATGCGTTCGCATTGTTCGAAGGGTGCGACCACGGGTGAGGCATTGGGCCGCGCCGGTCGGGGCTGTGGTGCGTCGCGCAGCGCCATTCGTCAAGGTAGGCGGGTTGGTGTGTGTCGCTGCGCCCTTGCTGCTGCCAGGGACACCCTCCGCGATCACACAGGCGGGGCCAGCGAACGCCCCTGTGGGCAATCCTCCCGTGGCGATCAGTCTAGCCGCTCCACAGGGCCAGTTTCTAGGCGAAGACTACTCGGATTATGGACCGAAACTTTCCGAAGTTGGCTTCGGGGGTACAATTAATGAACAAGGCGGTTTTATCAGCTTGGTTGATATTGGTCTTGGTCGCGGCGGTATGGTTGGTAATCGTCATGCAAGCCTTAACCCGGTGACAATCCCGGAACCTTCTACCGTGCTGCTGTTCGTAACCCTGATCGGCGGTTGGCTGGCGTTCGCGCGCTGGTTTGTTAAGCCCAAGGCGTACAATTAATGAAGCTGTCAAACGCGCAAAAAGAAAAGTATTTCAAGGAAGGCTTTGAAGCCCGCCGCGAAGGCTATTCCGAAAAAGCCAATCCATACAAGGGATTAACCGAGGGCGAACACTGGCTTCAGGGCTGGAACTGCCGAAACCGAATGATATCCCCGCAGCGGTACGTTTTACCGCGAAAACATGACGATTTCTGATAAAAAGCCCTTGCGGAATTAATCCGGAAGGGCTATTTTATTTTTATCGAAACGCACAGCGGAGTTAATCAAATGTTCATCGTCGCATACAACATCGGTTATCAGAAGTTCGTTCTTCAGGTTTCCGGCGGCTATGCCGGTGGCGAACAGGGGAAGGCTAACCCCGCCCGCTTTGCGACGATGAAGGAAGCTGGCGAATTCGCCATTCTCTTTAACGGCTTCGTTGGGTTTGGGGGTTGAATATGGCGCGCGAACCGGGCTTTTATTGGGTTCGATTGAAGGGCAATGACCCTAGCACCGGGAAGCCTTTCGAATGGGAAGTCGCCCAATGGTTTAGGGGTGGCTATCTGCAAGAAATGATTTGGGCGTTAACTTGGCTTGAAGATCAATACCAAGATAACGAATTCGCAGAAATCGACGAAAGGAAAATAAACCGTGAAACGTGAACCGGGTTTCTATTGGGTTCGGTTAAAAAATCCTAATTATCTAGGTTCGGATAACTGGACGATTGTACGATACAGTAGAACCCACGGATGGTTAATCGGGGAACAATGGATGAAGGTTCCCAAAACTTATTTTATCGAAGTTGACGAAAGACAAATTAAACGCTTGACGGACTAATTCGAAGCGATTATAAAAGACCTATCGAAACAGACTACCAACGGAGATTAAATCCAATGACCAAGTTTTATCTGACTGTTTCCGCCCGCAACGACATGGGCCAGATGCAGTCCCTTAAGGGGACGGCACTTCCGCAGGACGTACAGGCGATTTATGACGCCGCGAACCGGAAGCTTGCCAAGGTCAATGCCGAAATTGACCCGCAGCCGAAGGTCGCGAAGAAGCGTGGCCGTCCGGTCGGTTACAAGTGTTCTGCTGAAACCGTGGCGCAGATGGTGGAAAGCCGCCTTCGCACCCTGGCCGCTCGCAAGGCCGATCACGCTTCCCATGTGGGGGCGTGATCCCATGAACAAGGAAATTGCAATGCAGTTCGAATCCGGCCAATCGGTACGCTGTATCGACGCTGAAGGAACGTCATCTGGTCTTGAAAAGGATAAGGTGTATCAGGTTCGCAAATTCGAACCGCTCCCGAATGCCCACGGGGAAGAAGTCTTGTGGGTCGTCGGGGGTTGGTGTCCTTGGCTGGCGCGGAGGTTCGTGAAGGCATGAAGACCCTAGAACAAGCCAAGGCGGAAGCGAAGGACGAATTGCAACGCCGCCTTGTTGAAGTCATGCCGCTTACCTATGACGAAGCGGGCTTTCAACTGATTAATGAAATCGCTAACGAAGTTTTATCGCGTCATATGGTAGGGGTTATCGTTCGTCGTGGTGGCAATAGGATTGACCACGGCGCCCGCGCCAAGCGACTTCGCCAATTTGCGGTAGAACTGATCCAAGGTAATCAGTATAAAGCCGCGTTGCGCTGTTTAATTGAAGCCCGCCGCGAATACGAATGTCTTAATGACGCCAGCCAATCATTTACAATCCATCGTCAGATTGATAGGGTTGTAATGTTGTTGGATAGGGAAAAGACCGATGGACGATCAATCTTCGAAAACGTCTTTTGGGACGGAGGGTCGGCGGAAGTCTGACATTCGTTCGGCTGCGGCTGCTAACTGGCACGCACCCGAAGAAGGGTTGAAGGATCATATCCACTTCAACACGCATCACAGCCATTACGACTTTTACGATGCACACGGCAAGTTCTATGCGATCCCCGCAAATATTGCGGAAATGACGAAAAGTCAGTTAGAACGCTGGATTGATGTTGTCCGGGAAGCCCGGTTGTGCTTACGTGAAGTCGCATTAAAGGATGGGGCTAGATATGATTAAGTTTATTCATCGGTATTTCTGGTCGGTCTATCTGGCAATGGGCGCGGTGGCGTTGGTCGGTCTTTCGCTGTGGCGTTGACCCTTCCCCCGCATTGGGTTCTGCATATGGCAAGCCAATTAAAGAAGGATGATACGAACGGAATTCGTTGTTTGCCCGCCGAAACCACAATGGGCGATTATTGGGTTCAATTTATGAACTCGCACACAATGGATATTGTATCGGGTCGCGGAAGAACTATTGACGAAGCTTGGCAAAAGACTGTTGAAACTGCATGTTGTCACGACGCATCTAAGTTTTGACAATTCAGCCTTGACGCTTCCGCCCCTGTGGGCATACAACGCAAGCGGGCGCCCATTCTTCGGTTCCCGCGTTGCCATGCCTGATCCTTCATTTTCCCTGTTCGTGCGTCGAAGAACCCTAGTCAAAGCTTAAAGGCTTGGGCTAGGGTTTTTCCGTATCTGCCAGGAAGGATGCACAAACGGGGGACCGATGAATTTACATCAAATCGTTGAGATTATCGTAACTTTAGCGAATTCGCGAACCGGAGAATTAATAGAAATGCCAATTGTTTTACAGCCGGGCGGGCGTGGCGTTGACCTTTCCGGCGCAAAGCCGCAGTTGCTTCCGCAGCGGCAACTTGCACCGGCTGACGATAACCGGTTTGGGTTCTTCGTTCAAAATCAAGATCAATTTGATATTCAAGTTGTTCTTTATCATACGCCTACCGCATCCGAAGATTATACCGTTATCGTATTGGATGGTAACGCGACGAATAAACAGGGTGCGTCGTATAATATGGCAACGTTCCGCCATACTGGCCCAATCGGAATTTGCGCGGCTGAAGGCGCACAATTCGCAGCGACGGATTACCGTTAATGAGTATCGAATTTCCCCCGCCCGCTTCCGAAGCTAAAATTCGGGAGATTGCCGAAGAAGTCGTTGACGAAGCCCTAGAAGATTTTGAAGTTCCGGACAACAACATTCCGGAACCGCGTTTGATTTCTTCTAACGCGACTTTGAGCGAAGCCGATCAAAAGGCCGGAACTCTGATCGTTGACGCGACTTCGGACGTTGACATTACCGTTCCGCCGAACCTTCCGGCTGGCCGAAGCGTTGCCGTTTATCAGGCTGGACCCGGTGTCGCGCGTTTTATCCCTGGGATGGGCGTTAGCTTGGGCGGTCCCCGCGATCATCTGTTGCAGACTTCCGGGCTGTCTTCTACCGCGTTCCTAACACGCCTTAATAACCTTCGTTGGGGCGTTGGTGGCGCGTTGGCTACGGGCTTGGTCAAGCCGATTGTGAATTTCGGCGCCTTCAGTGTGTCCGAAAATTCGCCTAACGGAACGCTTGTCGGTCGTGTGTCCATCACGGGCGGACTTCCTACTTCGGTGACGATCACCGCAGGAAACAGCGATACGAAGTTTGCGATTAACCTTGATGGTGACATTACGGTTATTGGCGCGATTGATTACGAAACCCTTAATGTTTATTCGCTGGAAGTCACAGCGGTAAATGCTGCGGGTTCCTCCACGGCCAATCAAACGGTCAACATCACGGACGTTGCCGAAGGCGGAATTCCGGTTCTTCCCCCGATCACCATCACGCCTACTTACGTGCAATATCGTGTTGGTTCTGAACCGCAAACGCTTGTCGATCTTTCGGCTCCCGGTAACGGTACGACCCGGACGATTGATCCGGTGGACAACCGCGTTTCGTTCAACACGGCAAAGACGAAAGTTGTTCCCGGCGTTGATGCGACAACGGCGGCTGATATCACGTACACCGTTCGGGATGAAAATCCGAACACCAATCCGACTTTCCGTACCGCAACGTTTACGGTTAGCGTCCTGGCAGCGCAACAACCCGGTGTTGAACGCAGCATTGGCACGCGCCCGATTGGCGGTACTGGTAACGCGGCCGGAACCGTTGACAGCTTCGCAGAGACTTTTGAAAAGGGAACCGTCCTTTCTACCGATACGTTCGGCATCAAGCAAAACGGAACGGTGATTGCGTGCGATTATCGTCCTTCGACTTATTGGGATGATGGTTCCGTTTGCGTTGGCTTGTTCGCATATGAACCGCTGGCGATGGCTGACGGTGTAGTTCAAAACCTTGAACTTATCGCGAATATGTCTAATCGTCCGACCGCTGCTAATCTGACGATTGGCGCGAAGATTGCTGGACGTTCGGCGCAAGCTATTATCACTCCGCAAGGCAAGTCTCCCATTACGGTTGACCTGCTGTCCAATCTTGAAACGGCGCCTTGGCGTTCTGGCCCGCTGCTGGTTGAACATCGGCATAGGACTACCCTTGCAGCGAATGCGGTTGGTTCTGCGGGCGTTCGCGTCATTAGCGATGTGCAGGTTACGAAGGATAATCTTCTTTCGGTTGATCTTCGTGTTGCCAACGATCAGATTATTCCAGGCGATAAAACCTCAACTGGAACGATTGTTTATTCGTTGCGCGTGCTTATTGACGGCGCCGAAATGTTTAATGCTTCGAACATTCGGATGACCCGCTATCAAAGCTTCCTGCGTCGCTTTGCGCGTAAGCCCGATGGTACTAACCCGCCGCGCCCGTTCACCATTCCCGAAGCTGTGCGCGCGTCTAAGTCCGGGTTTGTTCCGAACGCGGATAAGCAATATGGTATTGCTGCGTCTTGGTTGAATGAAGTTAAGGGGTATTTGACGCGCACGGACTGGAATACTCCAATGTCCAGCCGCGCCATTGCAACCTATATGCCGAATACAGGCGGGCGAACCGATATTGGGTTTATGCCTAACTGGAATTTCTGTCTGCTGGCGGTTCCGGATAAAAGCTTGTATAAGGTTACGGTTGACGTTGCGGAAGCGGCGGCAACTATTCCATGGAACTATTGGCTTCCGAACGGCGGCAAGAACGGTACTGGCTCGTATATCAATTGTATTGATACGATGCTTCAACTTGACAGCCGTGTTGATGATTATCCGCAGATGGAAGATAACGGGTGGACGGTTGATTCCGCACATAACCCCGAAGCTTCCAGCATGGGCTATTACGTGACTGCGCGTCGTCAGTTTGGCGACAATCTTACGGCGCAAGCTGGTTGGACGGTCAACGGTCTTTGGCCAGGGAACCGTGGCGAAAATCTGAACCTAGAAACGGGTGAGGGTGTAAACCTTATTCGCGGGGATCAAATTCGTTCCGGCGCTTGGGGTAGCCGAAACGTTTACCGCGCGTCGTACCTTGTTCAAGCCAGCGAACAACCGCACGATGATTATTTCCGTCGCGTCTTTAACGGAAATATGAATTATGTTATTAACAACATGAACACTTGGGAGGCGCAGACTGGCGAACTGAAGGGTATTTGGCCGCAGTACGCTTACGACAACGACAAGGCTTATCCGCCTTGGATGCACGATTATTTTATGACCGTGCTTGTCGGTGCTGCGCTTGGCGGTAACGAAAAGGCCAAGACCGTTTGCGCTTGGATGGCGAACTTTACTGCGGAACGTTTCCAGCAACGCGCAAGCTGGAACCGGAACAATGGTGTTGCCTTCCTTCTATATGCTTGTTCTAGCGTTAACGACTTCCGCACGTTTAAGAAGACTTGGGCCGAAGTTGACGCTTACACCAAAAGCATTGTTCTAAACGTTGGTCAAAATCCGGATAACCAAGGCGCGGATCGCGGTAGCAATCCGAACCAAAGTTATAACACTACCGGCCCAAGCATTGTTTACCCGGCGCATCTTAACGTTGTTCTGGCGGCAATGTATCCGGAAGACCCGCGTTTCCCGCGTGCTGCCGAATACCTTCTTAATGCCGGTTACAACATTCTAAACCCGGCTTCTTATTCGGGTGATCCGGAAAGTTCGATTTCTACGTTCGCGTTGGACGTTGACCACACGCGCGCCAATGTGCGTCCCGTGGTTAAGCCGAACCAAACTTTCACGGTGTCTTCCGGTAAGAAAACGGCGGTTGTCAAGACTACTGGCGCGTATCCTACCGCATTCGTTCTCAGCGGTGCAGATGCGAACAAGTGGAAGATTGATAACGCGGGCGTTATTGAACCGACTTCGATTATTGATGGTACGGCGCAGCCGGTCCACAATCTGGCTGTTGTTGCCACTTCGAAGTTCGCCACGCAGTCTAGCTTGGCTGTGCCTGTGACGATCAACGTTAGTGGCACGGTAACGCCCGGTTCCGAACAGGATCAACCTCCGGTCATCACGGCCAACCAAAGCTATAGCGTATCGCGTGGCGCCCCTGTGGGCACGAAGGTTGCAGATATTCTGTATTCCGGTCCCGCTGCGTCTTCGGGCATTGTTCGCAATGCGGATGGTTCGGCTAACACCGAATTTGAGATTGCGAACGGCGACGATCTTATTACTAAGATTGTGTTGACTTCGGCGGCAACCGGCGTTCGTGATCTTCGGATTAGCTTGACGAACGCAAACGGGACTAGCGCGGAACGTTCGGTTTCTGTAACGCTAACCGCTGTGGCGCAACCGGGAACGTCCATCTTCGGAACTACTGCCACGACCTATCGCGGCGGTACTTCGATGAACCGGCGTATGGTTTCGAATTATACCGGGCCGTTGTTCCGGGCGCGTCGTGCTGATAACGTCGAACAGGACTTCGGATTTAACAGCGCAACGGGTGACATTGACCGCGCGGCGTTTAACACTTGGAAGGGTTCTCAGGCTGCATATCGTAAGATTGGTTATGTCCAAGATGGCAGCACCAATCACTTTGCGAATATGAACGCCGCAACGCAGTTCGAAATCAAGGATGACGGCACCAACCTTTATCTTGACAGCGGACAGAGTACTGGCCGTTTCGAAAAGACGCCTATTATCAATATCGACAGCTTGAACCTTGGCGCAATTGCTGCGGTTCGTGTTGAAGACTTCCGCTTTAACGGTCGCATTCTTTCTGCGATCCGGGATGGTGACGAAGGCGATATGGGGCTTCCTGATACTGCGGCGCTAGTGATGTGGGAAACCACGAAGATTTCTGTCCGCAGTAACGATGACGGCAACGGAAACGAAGAACTCCGGACTAGCGATTTCACGGACCAACCCAATAAAATGGTAATCGGTTCGTCTTATCGTGAAAACGAAGTTGCCATTGGCCTTATGGGAACTTATCTGGCTACTGGTAGTTATGTGTTTAAGACTAAGTTTGGTCAAATTATCTTCCGACTTGGTTTCCCTGGCAACAACGAACACGACCAAATGATTGGCCGGATTTACGAAGTTGCTATTTTTGGAGCGACTACGCAAGCCGATATGGCGAAAATCCGGGACAACATGAAAACCCGTTACGGAACGGTCTAACGAAAATGGGTCGGGAGCAATCCCGGCCCATTTTTATGGTTGACGGAGTGATTGCCCACAGGTACGCTTTCGACATCGAAGCCCGAACGGAAAGGAAAGCCAATGTCCCGCACCCATCGCAACGTTCCCGATTGGAAGTTTCCGCCTAACGAATATGCAACGGCTTTCCAGCGTTGTTATCGCGTTGAGAACCGCAAGGCGCGTGATGGTTCGGGCAATCATTGGGTTTGTCAGTCCGCTACCGAAGGCAAATTGAACAACTGGCACGATGGCGGGCGCGGCTACGGTAAGCGTATGGCGAACAAGGAAATTCGGAACTTCTATAAAGTCGATCTTCGCAAGCGTGTTGCGGAATACTTGGAAGGCGCGGTCCAAGATGCGGAAGAACTGCGCGAACAACTGGCGCGTGAAGACGATTGGATTTACGATGATCGTTGGGACGATTGGTTAGAAGAACAGCGTTGGAACGAACGCGAAGCACAGTGTGAAGAAGATTATCAAAATGAACTTGAAAACGAATATCGCAAGTCGTTTTCGGGTTATGATGATTGGAAAGATTACGATTGCTTTTATATGGGTTGACGCACCGGACGCCGAAGCGTAAAACCTTCGGCATTCCGTGCGCCAGTGTGGCACACGAATAAACAGGGAATGAGATTATGGCACGCAAGGCAACGAAGCTTGTTACGGCAACGAAGAATGCGGGGGCGCTGACTGCCGGGCAGATGCAGCTTGTACAGGCGTCCCGCGTGGCTGGCGCCTTCCAGATCGCGGCGCACCTTCGCAAGCCGTCCAAGGGCCGCCATTGGTGGAATACGGCACCCTTCCACAACAACCAGCCCAAAGCGACCCGTGCGGCGGCTTGAACGCGGCATCATCATAGCGAAGGCGGTCCTAGTGGCCGCTTTCGTCATTTGTGCGCTTTGGATTGGAGGTTTAATTAATGTTTAAAACGATTAAAGTTATAAACGGCGCGGAAATGAGAATACCGCCGGGAAGCATCGCGGCATACCATCCTTCCGCAGCGGAACCCGATAAGATCACTGTTTTGTTTTTGCTTCCGGAGTTAAGCGCAATTTTGGGAACTGGTACGCTGGTTGCTGAAATCGCTGCAACGGAAGTTGACGAATGGTTCAAAAATGGACCCTGATACCTTAGCCAAAGGCGACAGCGAAAGCGGACACCAACAGGCGTTGTTTTGTTGGGCCGCTAAGAAGGAAGTCCGAGATTATATCCCGGAAGTCAAATGGCTTTATCACGTACCTAACGGGGGTTCCCGTGGCGATACGCAGAAAAGCCGGTCAATTGCTGGCGGATTGCTGAAGGCTGAAGGCGTCAAGAAAGGCGTCCCCGATCTTGACTTGCCTGTTCGGTCCCCCTGTGGGCATATCGGCTTGCGAATTGAAATGAAGAAGCCCGCCGAATTTAGACCCGGAAATGATCGCGCGGGTTGTTCGGAAGAACAAAAAGAATGGTTGACGCATCTTCAATCGCAAGGCTATGCTGTTGCCGTTGCCTATAGTTGGCGGGAAGCCGCTAACATAATCCTAGCTTATTTGGAAAAACCTTGGAGGGTTTCTTAATGGTTCGTCGTAAGCGCCGCTCGCATTTCCGCGCACGTACCCCCGGTGTTGCTCCGCAGATGGCCCCGCGCCCGCTGGACGCAGGTTCGCAACAGATGGTTGACGCTTTCAAGAAAATGTTGAAGGCCGGTCACATTCGCAACATGCCGATGAACCGTGCTGTGAAGCGCGAAAGCAAGGCAACTGGCATGTACAAGGGTATTACCCCGATCAGCCGCAAGCCGATCCGCAAGCCGGTGGAGGTTGCCGCCAATGGCTGACGCCGCATTTGTTGACGGACGCCACAGTATCGTCAAGGTTAATGACGTTTTTGAAGTTCGATACGACAAGAACGTTATGTCATCTGGTTATAAGACGCTGAAGGAAGCAAAGGCGTTCTTGAAGACTAACCGTATTCCGGACCCGCCGAAGCCCGCAGAAACTAAGGCAGAGTAACAATGGCCATCTTATCGAAGCGCACGCGCAGCGGTAAGATTGGCAAAGGTGAAATGGGACCGATTGAAAAGGTGATTGCCACTCAAAATGGCGTCACCTTTTCTTTCGTTGGGGGCGATGTTAATCTAACCCATGCGGAACTTCGGAACATAAACTTTAACGCCGATCTTGCCTTGGTTAATCCTGGCAAATACGTAAACAACGGTAAGGTATTAAAGACGTGACGCACGCAGCAAAGTTTATTTGGGGAACCCCGAATATTGACGGAATGTTGGTTTATCACGCGCGCATTTCCGTTCCTGAGAACAAACGCAACGAACCGGGCGAAAAGCTTATTGCTTACCTATTCGAACACAATCACGTTTCACCGGCTGATATGGTGAACCTGTGTGTTTCTGTCACGACCACGCGCGACATTGGCCGCCAGATGCTACGGCATTGGAGCATCAAGCCGCAGGAATATAGCCAGCGTTACGCCAATCCGCTGAAGGACTTTGGCGAACCTGTTTATCGCGAAGCCCGGCTTCAGGATAAGAAGAACCGTCAACAGTCGATTGAAGTTGACGATAACTTTCTTAAAAGTTGCTGGAAAGAAGCGCAAACTGAAGTTTGGGATATTGCGGTTAATAAATACGAAGCCGCTATTAAAAACGGCATCGCCAAGGAAGTTGCGCGCGTAGTTCTTCCCGAAGGCATGACGCCAACGCGAATGGACTTCAACGGGACTATCCGCAGTTGGCTTCATTTCTGCGATTTGCGCCGGAAGTCCGAAGGCGCGCAGCATGAAATTGAACTGATCGCGGCTGACGTTTGGAAGCTAATCGAAGAACACGCCCCGTTGACTGCGAAGGCTTGGAACGCCATTCGCGAACGTAAGCTTTGGGAAAAGAAGATGGTCCGTCTTGCCGATTACTTCCTTGACCATATGAACGAAGGAACAATGCCGACTGTTGAAGAAGCTTTTGCAACAAAGGAAGCGATTTGGAAGAATGGATAACGCCGACAAATACCCCCATTACTTCAAGCGCGTTCCGACAAATATAATTGACGTGTACGCGGTTCTTCGTGCGTTCGAAGTCACGGACCCTTGCCTTCAGCACGCAATTAAGAAGTTGCTTGTTCCCGGAAGAAGGGGTTCAAAGGACCGGGACAAGGACGTTGCCGAGGCGATGGACACCTTGCGCCGTTACCAGCAAATGAGCCAGGAAAGCGCAGACTATGAACGAAATCGACATGGGGTATCCGCAGGACTGGCAATCGCTGCCAACGGACACGCTGGAACCGAACCGGTACGGGAACACGCCAGCGGTTCCGCAACCGAAGTCGCGGATGGGGAACGGGTCGGGGAATTGGGAGGGTCCGGGACAAGAACCTGTTGCCGCGCTTACCGGGCCAAAGGTGGAGACTTTTGCACAGATTGCCCCCGACTTGACCGAAAATAGCGCAGTTTACCCATGGGAAGATAGCCCGCCCCTGTGGGCAATTAACCGCTTGCGTGGCGATTAGAAACCGAATACGCTTTCGAAGTCGTCAACGAAAGGCCATACAAATGATTACGAAGCGTTTGCAAGTCCGCCTTCTTTTGTTCGTTGAAGGTCATATTCCCTTTTTTAAGAAGTCGGAAAGCAAGCGCCTTCGTTATATCGAACGTATGGGCGCCGACATTCTAGACATGGCTGATGAAATAAAGGAACTTCGAAATGGATACTAACGAACAGTACGGCATTGATGCCGCTCGCACACTCAGCGGCGAATTTTTCGGTGATCGTGTCGGTTACGATCTTCTTATTCATCGACTGCAAGGCGTTTTGGTAATGGGTAATGCCATTGATCGGGAAAAGCGCCTTCTTTATTACGGTGTGCCTCCGGAACCACATGAAAGCGTTTTGCCTCCGGTTGGCGTTCTCGGTGCCAAGAACGAACAAATTCTTCATGGAATTCTTGGCTTAATTGGTGAAGCCGCCGAATTGGTTCCCCTGGCAATTGCCATTCTTCACGGCAAGGAAATTGACGAAACGAACCTGATTGAAGAAATCGGGGATTGCCAGTGGTACGCGGCTATTACGATGGGCGCGTTGGGCAAGACGCTTACGGCGGCGCAGATTGCCAACATTGCGAAGCTTCGCAAGCGGTATCCAAATAAATTCACGCTTGACGCCGCAGTTAATCGGGATTTGTTCGCAGAACGTGCGGCGTTGGAAGGCGGCGAACTTAAGGTTGACGCTATCGACAAGAATGCGCCTGACTTCCTAGCGGGCAAGACCGCAGCGAAGCCTGGCGACGCTGATTATTGCGAAGCTTGCCAGTAAAATGCCAACCGACCGATATTTTTTGAATATCGCGAAGGCTGTTGCGGAGGGTTCAAAAGACCCTTCGCGGCAGATCGGCGCCGTTATCGTTAATGCCCACGGGAGGATATGCGCGACCGGGTACAACGGGTTTGCACCGCGCATCTGCGATGACGGCAGATTGCACGACCGGGCGGAAAAATATCCCAACATCGTTCATGCGGAAATGAACGCAATTCTTGACGCAGGGAACGCGGTATGCCGTGGCGCCTTGCTTTATGTGTACGGCCTTCCGCCTTGTGCCGAGTGTGCAAAGCTGATCGTCGCGTCCGGTATTGACAAGGTTGTGTGCGAACTGCCGGAAGGTTCGAACGAAGAAACCTTGCAGACGTGGCTTAAGTCTGCCGACTTTACGTTTCGTCATTTTCGGGAAGCTGGAATAAAGTTCGTGGCTAATGCACATTTCCCGTTGACGCCCGAAACGCCCTAAGGCATAACGACTTCAGCAATTAGGCATTCCGCCGAAAAGCTAAACAGGAAAATGAAAATGTCTGAAACCGATAACGCCGCTACCGCCAAGCAGACTGCCGCTTTCGATGTGGCTTCCGTGAAGCTGTCCAAGATCGACGCCAAGCGCCTGAACGATGTTCAGACTGAGAACCTGAAGGGCCAGCCTTTTTACGCTGTGGCGAAGCCGTTCAATAAGCTTCTGTCCGCTGGCATGATCGCGGTTGATGCGAACAGCGTTCACCCGGATAACGCGACGCTGGCCGATGATGCGAAGCTGTCCGCGCTGTATGTCACCGACAATGGCCGCGCCGTGATTGACGCTGGCGTGGCGAAGACCGCGCTTGAAGCCCCTTCGACGCCGCGCGCTCCCGTTGCTCCCGGTGGCTTCGCCATTCTGGACAATCTGGAACTGCCGGAAAAGACTTCCACGGGTCGCGCCAGCATGTACCCGTTTGAAAGCCTGACGGCGGGTAAGTCCTTCTTCGTGCCGAACACCCCGCAGCGCCCGGACGCCTATAAGTCCCTGTCTTCGACGGTGAGCGCGAAGAACAAGGCGGGCGCGACCGAAACCCCCAAGCGCGTTTATCAGCTTGGCAAGGTGACTGTTGACGGTGTGGACGGCGCGGCGGTCAAGCGGATTTCGTAACGCACGCGAACGCAAATTGAACCGGGCGGTTTCCTAGAATAAACCCGGTTCTTTCGAAAGCCCGCCCTGGCATTAACTTGCCTCGGCGGGCTTTTTGCGTCTAAGGTCCGACATTCGGTAGCCGGTGACAGAATGGACAAGCTTATAGAAAAGGCCGGTGAAGTTGTCCTAGGTTTGGGATTTCCCGGTGTCGTTATCATCGTCCTTGCTTACTTTATTTATAAGCTTATGGGTGAAATAAAGACATTGAATAAAGATCGTCTTGAAGATACCAAGTTAAGTGTCAAGGCGATTGAAGAAAACTCCCGCGTGCTTACAACGTTGACTGATCTTGTCAAAGAAACCATTCGGGGGCGCGTTTGATGATGAACGCGATTTTATCGTTTTTCGGATGCAAAAAGCCGTCATCTGAATTGATCGGCGCTTCGGCTCAACTTCGGCTTGTGGCTACTAGAAACAGCCATGCCGCAACGGGATTGGAAAGCACGATAAGAGATTTTCTAAACGACAGTAAAGCGTTGCGTGAAAAGGGTAATTCGACTAATGATTAAAAGATTAGCTGGAAATCACGCGGTTAAGGCCAGCATTGCGATTTTCGCATTTCTTTCTACCGCGCTGTTTTTCATTGAAACGCCGGTTCTGATTACGATCTTGAACGGCGCCTTCATCGGCGTTTTGATCGCGGTAGGCGTGGCTTATCGCGAAATTCTTTGGGCCGCGATTTCGAACCGTGCTGAATATGACGGTCCCCGCCAGTTCGCGCTAGGTGTGGCTTTCCTTTGGGCTGGCATGATCCTTAGTCGCTTCTATTCGGTCCTGTACCGTTCACAGGTTGATCTAGGCTGGCTTCAAAGTTCCCCAATGATCCCGATTTCTATTACTTTCGCGATCAT